TCATCTCGTCAAGCTGTTTTAGCACCTGCCGAAGCTCCGGGTCTGCCGTCTGAAGCAGCGGAGAGGTTAAGTCAGGCTTTTTGGTTGTCTGATACTTCTTCATATGAACCTTTCCAGAATCTCTACAGTGACCCCACGTTGACCGAGAAACCGCCTATGCCCCAAAAGTGGGCTAGTCCCCCTTGGCAGGCGTGTCAGCTATCTCAAAGCCGATATGGTGGATAGTCGGCGGAGTCGCCGTGTCCACGGATAGTTTGACCTGCACGGCGTTGCACATGAGGTTAAGCCCCACCTTGTAGGTGGTCTTATCCGTCGATGTGGTCAGCGTCTTTGTGACAGGTGTAACCGTCTTCAGTCCATGCGTGTTGAATACCATCGTCAGCGTCACCGCAGAGGTTGATTCAACATCAATGACGAACTCACGCACGTTCACGTCTGCTCCCGGACTGCCGACCTGCACGAACTGAGTCCATACCTCACGGGTAGGGGTAGTATCGCCCATCTCGCTTGTGGCATGGGAAAACAGGTCGTACATCTTGCCAGCGGAGGATACCCCGTAGAGCTTGCCTCCGCTGCCCGTAGAGCAGATGCCGACAAGTGTTGTTAAGAGCGAGGCGTGACGTATGCGCCATGCGCCTGTCTCAAGCTCGTATATCAACAGAGCCATAGCATCATCATACTCGCAGAGGCAGACATATCGGTCTTTCCAATGGGCTGCCGAGTGCGGTTTTGTCCAATCTATTAGGCTTGAGTCCACCTTGTACCGGCTTATCGGTTGCGCAAGCCCACCTGCGTATCCGTAGAAGTGCTGTCCGTCATGCCAGATGAGGGCTTTTCGGCAGTCCGCAACAGTTCGTCCAGATACGCACCCGATTGAGTCCAGACGGACAAATTTCCAGCCTGATTGACAGTTATCTCCGCGTAGCAGGAAGAACTCGGTATCGAGAAAGACAAACTTCTCGTCGCCACGGGCGACCATTCTCCGTATCTCACTACCAGTGACCGCATAACCGTCAAGTTCGCCACCATCACTCGCAGGGCTATCTTCATTAGTAACCGTAGGATAAGCCCACGGCTTGCGGTAGCTAGATACCTCAATTGCTGTCCTCCTTTTCCATACCTCTGTCTCGCCGTCCCAGTCCAGGCAGCCTGCGTATACCCTGCCGTCTGCTATCATCACATGCTTTGCGCTTGATGCGTAATCGTTAGCTATTTCCATGATAAGCGGCACTTCACGCCCGTTCAGCATGGCAAGCTCGTCGTCTGCGCCTGAGTCTATGTACGCAGGAGAGCTTATCACGCTTGCGCCAGCGTACCACCAATCGCTCCATGCTTTGCTTGTGCCTTCGTACTTCTGCCTGTAGTAGAGCACGTGGGTCAGATACGCCCCGTATTCGGTCGCAACGGGCATAGCCGTGACGTCGAACTTCGCGCCTGTGCCTGTCCCGCCTGTCACACCAGAACCCGCCGCCGATTCGGTCACATAGCCTGTACCGGACTCTGCCAGCCTGAACGTGGTAATCGCCCCTGCCGTGACTGTTAAGACCTCTATCTTGCAGTCGTCGCCGCCTGTGCCTTGCGTGGTGTCGTCGGAGAGCGTCAGCATATCGCCTGCCGTGTAGCCAGTGCCGGCAGATGCGGCATGTAGCGTGACGGCTGTAACCGGACCGCCCAAAAGCGAAGGCGTTACCGTGAACGTGCGCCAGGGGTCAGCGAACACCCAATCGTTCGGGCTGCCGTCTTCATGGTCGGGGTCAGACGGGTTGCTTATCATAAGCTGCCAATCGTCGTTTGCAAGCCGGTCTTTCCCGGCGAAGCAGTACCGCCATCTGAAGGCCGGGTCTGCCGGGGTCTTGCCCGTACCGCCTTCGGCAAACCGCTGAAGCACGAACGCAGAGCCGCCGCCCATCGAATCGGTAGGATAGAAAGCCAGATCGTCTATGCGAAACGCCTGGTGGAAATTGTCGGAGTCGCTGTCAAGCTCCGCCTCGATATGCACCGCAAACTTGGCCGCAGTCGCAGGCGCAACGGCTGTGACCTGCTTCAGCCGATAGTCTTTGCTCATGTCCTCGTAGTACGGAGTCGCCGCAGTCGGGCCGGGTGAATAGACCGTGGATATGAGCGCGTCTGCCGCTGTGTACCACCGGATCTCACTTCGCCATGAAGCCGCGTGCGCCCCGCCCTCGTCGGGTGAGTAGTACCATACATCGAAGGTGTAGCTCCTGCCGGCTGTTATCCCTGCCGTAATAGCCGATGTGACCGCCTCGTTTGCGTTGTCCAGCCTCATGCAGTAGTTATCCGTGCGCTGTGCGTCGCTTCGCCTTGTCGCCGCCCCTGTGGTAGTCCATGAGCCGGATAGCGCAGACTCAAAGCCGCCGTTTGCAAGTATGCTTGTGCCTCTTGGTACGATTCGGGTTATGCCCTCTGTGCTTTCGGTCGTGGTCAAGATGTCGTACCAGGGTGACTTGGACGATGCCTGAAGCTCAGGGAGAAACCAGTTGCCCGCGTTGCTCCACCTGTCGTTCATGGCATAGCTGTATAGCTTGAGCGTCGCAGTCTTGCCCGTCTCGGGTGCTTCATAGAAGGAGGCAGTCTCTACGGCCACACCCTCTATGCTCACACCTACCGATGCCTGCGGGAGCCTGAAGGCTATCCTGTGTACCTGCCCGAGCGGTTCTATCCGTGGTATGCTCACCTTTGTAACAAGCGTGGTGCAGGCGGTATCCGAGTATAGCCCTATCTCGTAGCCAGAAGGCTGCAACGTCGGGTCATTTGCAAACGTGCCGAACGCCTCATAGCCTTGAGGATCGTCGGCAAGGTATATGTCCAGTAATAGCCATTCCTTTGTGAGAACAGCAGGGATACCCGCTGTGAAAGCCTGCTCACCGGCAAGCGCGGTATCCGTGAAGACGAACGTGCCTGTCGAGGTTGCCTCCGAATAGGTGTATGAAGCGTCCTTTGCGGTAAAGAGTGTGCCTGTTATGTCGAACCCCTGCACGGCAGGACTCGTGGAGAGCGCGACCACCGGCCTTGCCTTGCGCCTGTAATCGTCAGGGCTTTTGAGCGAGAGAGGGCGCATGATGGTTGCGCCGAGTGATTCAGGCTCGTATGCCATGAGCTTGGCGTCAGGCCCGTCAGATGCGAATATCGCCTGAGTGCCGTAGCGCACGGGAACGGCGTCAGTCACCAGCGGAGGGGTCTGCGTGCTTGGCGTAGACCATGCAGGAGTGCCTATGTCGAAGCTTGCCACGTGCTCCGAGGCGTCACGAGATAGCACAAGCTGGCTGCCGTCTGCCTTCAGGAACGGTATTGGCGTATTGGCAGGGGTAACACCGGAGAGAGCCGCCGTGCCTACCTGCAAGCCTAGCAGTTCAGGCGTCATGCTCCCGCCCGTCCCGTCATAGCCCGACTGCCGAGCGAGTATTGCCTTTGCGCCTGAAGCTATTCTGCGAATGGTAGTTATCCCACCGCTGAAATCCTGTTTGCCGACCAGCATTGTTCACCCCTTAAAAGATGTTACAAAAATGCCCGCACTTGTCGATAAGTACAGGCGGTTCGTAACTCAAAGTTTGGTATATTCAAAGTGCATCGGGTCAGGCCGTTTCCAGTTACCGCCCCAGTCGAACCCGTTGGTCTCGAAGCAGCCAACGAACCAATCGGGCAGACTGCCCTTCGTGCCCATGCCGTTGCGCCGAGGGTCTATGTCTATCGCCGCCCCGAACGCGTGTGTGGAAAGCGTGTGGCCGCCTCGTATCACGCGGTAGGAGTAGATGCCCCCGAACACGTCAAGGCCAAGCCAGCGAAGGTATACGAGTGTCTTCTTGTCGTAGAAGTCGGGTGACTGTGTGTAGCCGTATTTGCGCTTTATCTCAGCCCTTGCGATTGCATACACGTCTTCAAGAGCAAGGACAAGAGAATCCTCCATATCCTTATGTACTCTGCACACAGAGACGCGTCTGCCGTCCCATGACGCACGCATCCGATATGGCAGTTCTACATACACGAGGTTGGCGTCCTCCCATCCCGGGTTAGCCTTGGCGAATTTGCCTCTTGGATCTCCGAAGCGTTTTATAAGCTCACTTTGGGTCATCTGTTCCTCCACAACCGCTCGTATTCAGCGGCCTTGTCGGAAACCTCTTGCTGTATGGAGTTGCGTATCGCAATCCTCAAATCTCTGTTGCATGCGCCGTTAAACTTCTCGTTGTCTCTCATCAAGTAGCACTCGTCTACCCACAGGGTTGTTTCGTACTTTGCATCTTGGAATCCATGCTCTTTGACCAGCACGGCAATAACATCGTCCCATATTTCCGTAGAATAAGAACACGTGCGAAGACCACGAACGTCTTTTGCGGCTATGAATTTCTCTACGTTGTGGATAATCACCTTTGCCGATGCCTCAGCGAACATAGCCGTTAGTTGGTCGCGGGTAAACGTGTCCTCATGCAGAAGGATAGTGTATCTTTGCGCTTCCTCTTGATACTCGCTGCACTCCAAACGGTATAAGTACATCAGTCCTCGCCCTCCATCTCACCGACCATTCCGGTGTCCTCTCGCAGTCGCCGTTCCATGCGCTCTATCTCACGGTCTGCGTACCACATGCAGGCAAATGGCAGCCCTGCCACAACGAACGCTCCAACTGCAAGCCACCACATAATAGCCCCCTGTCTTCGTCTCTCAAATCGCGAAGTATCATTACCACCAAGACAAACACTATCACTGATGATATTACTCCTATCCATTCAAACCAGACCATATCAGCCCTTCCTTAAATACTCAACGAGTAGTATTGCCCCGAAGATAATCACTACCATATCTAATACAAATGCGCCAACTACAAGCCAGCCCATATTAGCCCCCTTGCCCTGCTATGTAGCACTCTGCGTCTCCTATCGACCAGAAGGCAGACATCTGCTTCTTGTCAGGGTGGAAAACTATGCAAGGAGCGGCAAAGTACCCCTGCTTGAAGTGCCGCTGGCTGAAGTCGTCGTCTGTCTTGAACGTGCCGCACTTTACGGCGATCCATCTGCCGTGATCGTCCATGCCCTGCGCCATCTCCGGATTGTGCGTGTGAGCGTCTACCATCACGTCTACCACATCACGCCCGACTCTTGCTGTCTGCCTCGATGAGTGCGTTGCGTTGAAAGATGAGTTGTACCTGTTCTGGTGGTTCAGTGTGTACGTATACTCTACCGCCCCTACCTTGAGCGTCAGATGCCCTGCGCCCCGGAAGTAGGGTATATCCTTGGCCTTTATGTCTTCGATGGGTGAGAAGCCGAATACCTTCTCATGCTGAGATTCAGTATGGTTGCCCCAGGTACAGCAGATGAGCTTTCCTGCGTCCACCAATTCTCGCCAAAGGTTCTCAAAGAACCACTTCTGTTCATGCGGGTCTAAACTCTGCCAGAGTGTCGGCTTGACGCTCTTGAACTGCCCTCGCTGCTCTAACTCATCACCGCAGCTTATGACGTACAGCCCGTCTGTGGTCAGCACCTTCTCTATCCAGCCCTCAAGCATGTCAATATCGGTCGCAAGTGAGCCGAAGTGCCAGTCCGCCGAGTGCGTCACCATGATTGGCTTGTCTGTGGCAAGCGAGACGTAAGCCCTGTCCTGCCAATAGACGCTCTTTTCCTTCTGCTCTCCAATGGCTTTTGCGCGAACCAGGAGGCTTCGCCAATCGGTATCGGCGTGAACCTTGTCCTCGAAGACGGGTGTTACTGAGTTTGGCGTAGTGACAAGTGCTCTCGATGCTCGCATGACCGATTTTCTGATGGAGTCACCGACAACGTAATTGCCCGTAGCCTCTGTTATCTGCCTTGCCACAGCGTCCCAACTCTGCCCCTGGTCTCTTAGATGCTTTGCGTAATCTCGCATTGTGCCATAGGGAGCGTACTCCGTATCCCACGGCATATTCGTCGGACTGCACCGCATAAAGCCTCCTAGCTTGGTATCTCTGACAGGCGGTAGTAAATCGGCAGCCCCATAGCCTCTGCCTTCGCCTTCTCTGCCAACGTCCCTTTTGAGTTCTGCCAGCCCAAGAGCAGCAGCACGCACTCGCAGGACTCCAGCCAGTTTAGCCCTAACTCAAGCCACTGGTCATCTGTTATGTCTGATGCGTATATCTCGCCCTCGCCCGTCATGGTATGAGGGCAAAAGGGCGTATGTCCCGCCCTGATAAGGTCGAACATGGCATACCTGGCGTTGACTATGTTTATCTGAACGCCCTGCGGCGTGCTTGCCCTGTACGGCCCTGCTATGTAAACCTTCAAATCAAGCCTCCGGTATCTCTGTGCAAATCTTCATTTCGATTGCAAGATTGACGAACTCCTGCGCCGTGGTCGGTATCGGGTGATTGCACCCATGCTTCAGGTTGAGGTAGTTGATGAAGTAGGTGAAGCACTCCTTGTCAGTCCAATCGCCCTTGCCGTCAACGTCCAACGCTTCTTTGGCCTGCCGGTACTTCTTGCCGAGGAATCCGGGTATCTTCCCTGCCACATGGTTTCTGAGCTTCTCTATCTCGATCTCCGGCGTCTCTCCGAGCGTGACGGTGTTTATGTTCAGCCCGTCGATGCTGAGCTTCCACCTATGCGCCATCATTTCACGCCCCACGCATTGATGAACGCCTGCGCTTCAGGCCGAAGGTCTTTGTACGGGTCATAGTTGCCGATAAGCACCCTTGAGAGGAATACCAGCGGCCTCTTTGCCATGTCGTTTAGGATTATGACCGTGAGCGCAACAAAGGCAGAGGCGATTACCAGACCGCCCCTCAGAGCGTCCATGTCGCCCTCGACAGCGCACCTTGTCAGCCCCTTGCTGAACTGGCTTACTTCTTTTGCTGCATCGCTAATCTTGCTCATTACTTAAGCCTTCCTTTCACGGATATACTTCTGCACAAACTCAATCAGGAAGTAGACCATCGGCAGCCAGCTTGCGGCCTCCGGGTGTCCTTCGCCAGCCGCCTTCAGCCAGCCGGTCGCCTCGTTTGCGGCATACGCCAGAAGCGCAGTCGCCGCGATTACCAGGAATCTGCGAAGCACCGCATAAGCGGCCTTCTTAAATGCGTTCATGGGTTTTATCCTCACTATTCTTTCAAGTTTTACGGCGCATAGCCTCCTCAGCTAAGTATATTTCATATGCCGTTATAGGTTGCCAGCCTGTTGGTCTAGACTCGTTGCCACAACATATAATATCTGGTTGGAAATATATGTTGGCACACCTAGCGGAGCAGTAGTCGTATACTTTTTTTTCTTGAGGAACGCCGTTTATCGCATCTGGCTTATGTACGACATAGTACCAGCCCTCCGGTATCGCTTTGCCTGGTGAAACCTCTGCCTTGCGCCCGCACGTGTCGCACGTTACTATCGTCACTTCTTTTGTAGACATTTTTGTATCCTCCTACAACTATTCTACCGCCCATACAGTTAGCGGTATACGGCATGCATGCCGTGTTACTTTGTGATTGCAAACCAACCCTTTGCCATTATCACAAGCGTGCCTGTGATGACTGCCGATAATATGCCGACTAGCCATCTGCTTGCTGACTCTATCGTGGACAACCGCCGTTCGTGGTCGTCTACATGGGTGGTCAACCCCGGCAGGCACTCAAGCCTCGCTATGATGTTCTCCATGTGGACTTCCATCCGTGCCATTCGTTCGTCTTCAACCATTGAAGTCAACGCTCCTCTCAGCTTTTGATGCTGCCTGTTATTAGCTGTAGCCAGCTATTCCAACTCTGCATAAGTGCCGTGTATAGCGCACTGTTATTAGCGTATGTACTCCTCATCTTTCGGGCTTCTGCCTCTGCCCTGTCGAGGATAGATGAAGCCGCATAGCCTATCGGTATGGCCGATGGGTAGTCCGTGTCGTTCACCATGTCAGCGGCTATCCCGTATCCGTGGACTGTAAGCGTAGCCCCTGCCGCCGGTGTGGGATACACCCTGATGTATGAGCCTTGCAGCATGAGCCACTTGGTCGGCGTTGAGGCTGCCGTCTCGTTCCATGACTGAAGCGAGTACCCAAGATCGCCCATCGTGGACTTCTTCAACACCGATGTACCGATGCTTGCTTCAAGCGGTTCGAATATGTCATCCGTGAAGTAGGTGTGCTGGTCAGAGAGCAGCGTCACGTCTGTGGTCTTCCTGTAGCACTTGGTCGCCATCTGCGTTTCCCGATATGCTATGTTCAGGCAGTAGTCTATGTCATCGTCTGAGTAGTTGCCCTGTGAGTCATAGTCGTTCAGCCTGCGTCTAAGTTGGTTCTGGAGGTCAAGGAAGCTCGGCCCTTGCCCGATTGTGCTTGCCGTCATGGTCAGGATATACGGCGAGAGCGCAGTACCAAGCCCCGCAAGGCTGCCCGTCCCCGCGTCTCCTGCGACAAATGACACAGGCGAATCAAGGTGCGCGTCTGAGGTGTTCGCCCACATGTAATAGGTGTTGCCAGCGTCCAGGTAGACCCCGTTTGCGCCGTTGACATACCCATCGGTATCCGTGAGGTACAGCCCTGCCACAACCGCAGTAGGATCGTCGGTGTTGGTGAACCAGACTTTGACATGGTCAAGCGGCACGGTCGCCTCGTTCAGCACCTTGAAGAAGTACTGCGTAGCCCCCGGCCCTGTAATAGCCCCGTAGATGTTGTTGACGGTGTTGTTTATGGTGGTCACAGAGCCGTCCACTTGCTTCAGGTACTTAGCAACAGAGCCTTCAATCTCATGGTCTGGCGCGGTTATCACATGGTCTAGGATATCGGCCGCGGTTATAACCGCTGGTGAGACGTACTCAACCGCCGGTATATCGTCTACGTCCGCTGTGCCTGCGGTCGTGAACATACAGCGGTAGTAGCCTGCCGCGTCCACGTTTGCGCCTGCCGACACAGCGGAGTACAGCCCGTCGCCCAGGTCACTGACCGCGCCGATGGTCAAGGCAGAACCGTCAGGCTTCTTTGCGGCTGCCGTGACTGTCAGCCCTGCCGCGCCTGAGCCTGAAGCCGTGAACATACCGAAGAATGTAATGGAATCTCCAATTTGTGGCATCTTATATCCCCAATCTTCTGCGCGGCCCTGGTATCATCGAACCGAGCGCACTCGCAGACCACATCGGCCTGCCCGTTGTTCCTTCGTAGACCGTGATGCTGACGTAATAGACACGCTCGGTATAGGCAACCTGCGTCCACTGTGAAAGGTAGTGTGCCTGTATGTCTACTCCGAAGCCTGGGTCTTTTATATCGTCCACCGTCCAAGCCGCACCCCAAAGGTCATGGTCACCCCCGAAGCTTCTTGTCTCTACAGTCTGGGCCCATGTGTGCGCGGCGTCGGCCTTGTTATCTCCCGTCGGAGTGCCGGCCTTGAGCAGCCTTATGGTATGGTCATGCACCGTAGGTTGTGCCGGCGGGTTTGCTGTAGCCCAACGAGCCTTTAGCGTGACCGATATGCCGCTTATCTCCGTTACCTCAACAGGAGGGTTAAAGCCGAAGTTCTGAAACCTCAGCACCGGCGTCACATAGTCCAGCACGTTGAACGCCTCGCCGTAGTAGGCATACTGGTCGTTGTCCGTGCCTGCATACTGCGGGTTCAACCATGCCTCATCACCAACGCTCGTCACATCGGACAGCGGTGTCGTGACCCCGTTGGTATCGCTCCAGGGTGGCACTACCGGCTCAGGGTCGGGCACAGGGTCTTCTACGGGTGGGTCGACCACAGGAGGACCTACAACCGGCGGGTCGACCACGGGCGGATCTACCACTGGTGGGTCGACAACCGGAGGCTCAACTGGCGGCTCTACGGGTGGGTCTACCGGTGGGTCAGGGTCTGGTATCGGGTCTTCCGGGTCTGGCGGGTCAGGTGGCGTTGTGGCGGTTGCTGTGACTATCACAGCGGCGTCTGTTGCGACCATCTCTGAGTCCAGCCGAAGCACCCCGTCCGTCACCCAGACCTGCTCCGCTGCAGATGCTATGCCAGTCCATGTGTTGTACCGGGTCACATCGTAGCAGCCGATAGCAAAGCCCTCTATGGCAAGGTCTGTACTCTTTGCCGTTGGCGTCACGCCATCCCGCACCACGTTAGCCCAAGTCGCCTCAGAGTTGGAGAGCCAGAAGTAAGCCTCGCTCCCCTTCTTCACGCCGAGCAGCCGAATGTATGCGTTCGATGAAGTGCAGTCCTCTGCTCCGAAGTCTGGGATATTTGAGCAGAGCCTAACCGCTCCGTTTGGGTCATGGAAGGGCAGGTCAGCGCAGAACGCAGAAAGCCCGTCCCAGATGCCGTAGAGCAAGCGAGGGATGATGTAGTCCTTCGTCCACCAGTAGGCTGGCGTGTGCAAGCCCTTCGTCGCCATGAGCGTAGCCCAGAAGCCGTTGTGGGCGTGTATGCCTGTGCTGTCATGCCGTGACTTTGTGGTATCGTCGGGGTCTGCGTAGAGTGACAGGTCGCCGCCTGCTCCCATCAGTCCAAACTCACCGTGAATGTAGGGCTTCGGCAAGCCAAGCGTCCCTGCGGCATAGGTGGACTCTGAGGTGTGCGCCATGCAAGCAGCCCACTCTTGTTCGTCCTCTCCGAGCGTGTCTAACTCGAAACCGCTGTTGAATATGAGGTTTCTGCCGTCTGCCGCGTCTATCCTGAAGTTGTCTATCCAGACCGAACCCGTTGTACCCGTGAGCTTGAAGGTGAGCAGCATATAGTAGCAGTTGGCGGGCGTGGTCAGGTTCAAGGTTTTGAGTGACCATGAGACGCTGCCGTTGGTCACCGTGTTATAGACCGAGCCTGAGCAGGCCGTGCCGTCACTCTTGTAATACTGATACTGCACCGTAAACTGACCGTTGAAGCCGTAAGAGCGTATGCGGTAGGTGTTGGTGTACGCCGATGCCGCCTTGCAAGGCACCTCTATGCTCCATTGGCGTGTTGTGCCGTTGGGAGTGCACTTCATACACTTGGAGCCTGCATAGCAGTTGGCCTGCGTGGTCTCAAGCGAGTACCCGGAGGCGAAGTTGCCCCAGAACGGGACGCCTCTTGGAGTAGTGCGCTCCTCTGTGTTCAGGTAGTAATGCACCTGGTTCGCGTCCATGCCAGAGAGCGCGGCATAGCCCACATCGCCGGGTGAGTACCAGGTAGAGTTAGTTACAATCCTCCCTGTAGGGTCGCTTGCTGCCAGAGCCGCAGATAGCCGTGTTATCCATGCACCTCTGACTGCCGTATAAGTCGGGTCAAGCTCGTTAGAGAGTTCCCACGCAAAGAGCGAGTCATAGCAAGCCCACCTTGCGGCCATCGAGCGCAGGTGGTACTCCTGCTGTAGCAGGCTTTCCTCTGTTGAGAAGAAGTCTGCGTAATAATCGAGGTACATACCATCGACTTCGGGCATATAGAGCCTGTAGTCGAATACGGCAGGCTGAAGCGTGATGCCGTAGCCGCTTGCCACGGATAGCAGATGCTCAAACCGCCACATTCTGCCACGGTCAAGCTCTGTGGTGTTCCACGCCTCAAAGCCAGGACGGAACAGGTAATCGACATAGCCGAGGTCGGTGTATCCCGAGTCGCACTCCACAAGCGTTGCGTCATCTACCCACACGCTCCCGGCTGTGCTGGAGGCGTCGACCACAACGTTCCATGAGATCCATTCGGCCGACTTGGTCGCCGATACCGTCGATACCGTCGCTGTGACAGCCGTCCAATCGGCGTTGCCCTCTACCCCATCGGAATAGGCGGTTGTCTCTGAGCCGTCAGCCCACTTCAGCCTGAGTTTGAGCTTCGCTGTGCCGTTGAAGGTGGAGTTGGTCTTGATGTAGCAGGTCGCCTTGTAATAAGTGCTTGGCCTCACGCCTATAAAAGTCTGCTCGATTACCTTGCGTTCGGTAGAGCCGCTTGTGACGGTAGCCCTGAGCGACTGTGCCCCTGTCCGCTTGACGCTCGTGTCATAGGCCGTTGTGAATGCAGAGCCGCCCCAATCGGAGTAGTAACCCCGGTGGACGTCTTGAACGGAGGTGTTGACGATGCCACACCGTGAGAAGTTCATGCCGTGAGCGTACATCTCGTCAAGGAAGTCTAGTGCATCGTCGGTGTCGGTCGGGAGCATCGCCCCGATCGGCACATACGGATCGCCGTTAGCCCTGCTGAACCCACCTGAGCCTGTGACAATCTGCCCCTTGTTGCTAGACGCAACGCAGGTAAACGTCACCGCGTCTGCCGTAACTGTGCCTGTCTGGTCTGTGAAGGAGACTACCGCGGAGTGCGCTCCTGCCGTCTGAGGCATGTATCTGATATGCCAGTAGGGTACGTTCGTCGGGCAGAATCTATCATGGCCGGTGAAGCCTGTGCATTGGCCGAGGTATTCAAAGTCCGAGTCGTAGAACCCCGGCACTGTCACCGTAGAGGCGTCAGGGAGCGTTATAACAGCCTGGCAGACCACTCCTGCCTTTGAGAGCGCAGAGGAGGTCACGGCAGGCCGCCAGGGGTTGTAATCGGCAGGCGATATGCCGGACACAGCAAAGCCTAGCTCATATATGGAGTATTTGCCGGGAGTCGCCGTATTCGCTGTTATTGCCCCAATCGCAAGTGCCATTATGTGTTATCCTTATCGGTCAACCTGCAAGTGTCGGTAAGAAGAAACTGCTGTGCCGACTGCTTTCCAAATCACCAGGCCCTCCGGCCTTACTTCACACTGTTTCGGTTCTTCGCCTTCAGCCGGAGCGGGTTCTACGAGTTCTATTACAGGATCTTGAATCACGTACGTGTTGGCATGGCCAGGTATTGGCGGTCTGTCCTGCCGGACGAGTTTCCAGACTTCCTTGCGGTCGCTCTCAGCCAGAAGTACCAGATCGCCAATACCTAGTGGCATTCCGTTGTAATCGTCGCCTACGTACTTGCGTGGTGTCGGTAAAAGTGTCTCATTCATTGTTTTCTCTCCTTTAGTAGCTGAACCTTTCGTAACGTCTGGTGTTCATCGCCCCACTGAGTGCCTGAAGCTCGTTTGACCACATGGCGGAGTACTTCTCCCACCTCATGCGCTCTATCGGCTTCTCAGGGTCAAACGGCAGTTCGGCAAGGATGTAGTAGGCGGGTGCTATCTGAAAATGGCTTGGGAAGTACGCCAATGGGTTTGTCGCCCCAACGCTGTCCGAGAAGTCTGCGGGTAACGCTCTGCCCCGTACTACAAGCAGGCCTGCGGTTGTGACCGTTGGGTTCGTGTCGAACACCAGCGCGTCACCTGTGGCTACGAAGTAGGTGGGCGTCCCTGTGGCCGTCCTCCAGCCGTCGATGTTCTCATCAAGCCAATCGAAGGTAGTGCGCTCTAAGAGAACCCCGTCCCATTCCACGGAGTCCACGCCGAGGCAGTCGATGGGTAGTGACGCCCTGTTGGTCGTGATAGGGAATACGGTGGTGGAGTTCGTCCAGATAGTGCCTGAGAGCATATCCGTCCTGTCGGCCATGATGCCGAGTGCCTTGTTGCCGAGCATACGGACGGTAGAGGCGTTCGGCCTTGCGCCTTCTTTCTCCAAGACATCGGAGACAAACTCGATTATGTTAGACCATGTGTATTGCGTGCTCATGTGTTAATACCTCTTTGTTGTGCTAGATTCAATAAGACCTGAGTACCAATCGAAGGCGTCAGGATTATCAATCCAAAACATGGTCATACCATCGCCAGCGACACTAGCGGATTGTTCGGGAGTTATCTTGTTGAAGCACTGCATGTGGTCGGCCAGGGCATGGTATATCTCATGAATGAATACACAGGCCATTCTATCCGGCTGTAATCGCTCTGATAGTCGAATGACCTGAAAGGACGGGACGCATTGACCGAGCAAACGGTTTGTGTCTTCCCAATCCTGCCCCTTCCACTCAATCGTATATACAAGCGGCCCTATTTTAACTCTGTCTGGTCTGTTGCTCATGTGTGCCTCTCAAACTTGTGTGGTGTAGGTGGCCCGGTATGGTCGTGTAGGAGGTCACGGCAGAGGGTTATAACGCCCCCGCACCGGGCCATGTTTGGAGCTTCCACGAGGACTCGAACCCCGAACAAGCTACTTACAAAGTAGCGGCTCTGCCAGTTGAGCTATAGAAGCACGAAGCCGGTCTCTCCCGGCTGTCACGTCTGTATCTATTCGTTACGGGCGATGCTTGCGTTGGCCCACATGGAGCATTCTTCGAGTGCAGTAAACGCAAGGCTCTGCTCTCTGCTTGCGGGAGTCAGTTCGTTTATCAGTTCCGCAAGCTCTTTTGCCTTGGCCCGCAATCGAGCGTATCGTTCGGGCTGGTTGTCTTTCGGTGAATGGTAAGTGAATCTTTTTTCAATGTCTGACTGTTCCATTGTGGAAATCTCCTTGATTATGTAAGTTATGCCGGTCTCTCCCGGCTGTCACGTCTGTTTGGGCCAGATATAAGCTATCAAGCATTGCCCCGGCTGACGTTCGCCGTAACTTGGTCAGTCTTCGGCTTCTACTGTGAGTGTGGCCGAACCTATCGCAAAGGCCGCCCATTGTGTGGCTGATATGCCGACAATGCGGATGCCCCCGCCTATCTTCTCGCTTGCGGTCGCCAGACTCACCTTGTCGGAAGTCGGCACTCCAAGAGCGACGAAGCCGTCACTGTCTGCGGTAGTGCATACAACCTCAAGTGCCTGGTCCGCCGTCTGCATTACCTCAAACGAGACGCCGATAATAGCCGCCGATGGGTCAGGCAGTGTTATCGTGGTAGCCCCGTCAGATTTGGTGCTGACTACCAGGTATCCCGATTGCGTTACGGCAAGCGTCTCTGAGCCGTCTGTGTTGGTTATAACAGCGGCGGTGGCGAGTGCCTGCCCTTTGAGCGTGGTCATGGCCGATATGGTCACAGGCGATGCTGAGGTAATGCCTGTGTCCCAACCTGCGCCGATGTTCACGGCTGTCTCTACCGCTTCAGCGTCACCTGTGATAGCTGCTATGTCCACGGCCTGCACGGTGTTGCTTCCTGTATGGTTGGCGTTGGTGATGTTCACGTCAAAGAGCGTGAAGTCGTCCGAGCCGTTCATTATCCCAAGCGTTGCCGTGTAGTCGTAGGGGTTGGCAGACCCGCCAGCCGCGTTTGTGAGCGTCTGCGAGATAGTGCCGGCAGTTGCCACGTTGCCTGTGGTGTCAGCAACGGTGAAGGCAGATGTATCCACGGTGATTCCTGCGTTAAGAGCGGATACGCCGCCTACTGTGAGTGTGCCTGTAGTCCCAACATTACCTGTGGTGTCGGCAACCGTGAAGGCAGTCGTGTCAACCGTGATGCCTGCGTTGAGCGCAGATACCCCGGCTACTGTCAGCGTTCCAGCCGTCCCCACGTTGCCGCTTGTGTTTGCGACTGTGAAGGCGGTTGAATCACAGGTAAGCCCGCCAGCAAACGCAGCCGCCCCGGTCAGGGTAAGCGTGCCTGCTATGACGGTGTTGCCTGTAGCATCGTCCACAGAGAGCTTGGTGGTGCCACCGGAGGACTTAACAGCGAAGTCGCCCCCCTTAGCAGTCAAGCCCCCTGAGCCTGTGGTCAGGCTCGTGTATGTCGTGCCTCTGCCGTACTGCGCGAGTGATACGCCCGAGAAGGCAAGTACCATCGCCAATACGACAAGGACGGTAACTATCCGTATTCTCATCATTTTCTCTTTCTGGAAACCGGGATCTCCGGCTTCGGGTCTTCGCCGACGTCCTCCGCGTCTACGCTGAACGGGTCAGGCATGGCTTCCTCTGCTATGGCCTCTTCCTCGAAGACGTCTATAGGCTTTGGCGTGGTCTCTCGGTCTATGACCTTGCCCTGAAGCTTGCGCCAACCTCTAAGGTAGACATCACGCGGTATCGTGGACTCGCCGGGTTCGATGTGATACTCTCCGTACACTGGGTCACGGAGCGTTATCACGCTCCCGGTGATGTTTGCTATCGGCTTTCTTGAAGGTAGTCCGTACATTGTCAACTCCTATCAGCACAAGGGGGGACTAAGCCCCCCTCTATGCTATCCAACCTAGAGGTTGGTCTTCAGGTCGCAGGCCACGAAGCAGCCGTCAAGACGCTCTGCGGTGAAGTTGTAGTATCCACCGTAAGGAGCCTCGAACTGTGCGTAGCTGTCGCCCTTGGTCGGCCCCCATACGTCTCCGTAGAGTCGCAGGAAGTCAGGCTCTTTCCTCTGGCTAAACGACAAGTGCTCGGAGCAGATGCCGTAGACAACGTTATCAGGCACCGACTGCGAGATAACGATGTCAGCAAAGCCGCCGTCAGGCCGCAGGAACTTGCTTGCGTACATGCCGCCTGTGGAGGTCATCTTCGCGCCGGACACGGGGTCAGTTGCGTTGATGACATACGGCTGCAATCTCTGCATACACGCGGCCATCTTGCTGGACGCGAATATAACATCGACGTATGCGCCGGATGCCTTGTAGCCGTCGATCATCAGGTCAGTGATTACCGACAAGTCCCACTCGCCAGGGACGTTTATCGTGCCTGAGTTGATGTCAGACCCGTTAATGACCTTGGCATAGAACTGCGGATAGTCCGCTCTTGTCAGCCCCTGGAAGGTAGACAGCTTGTAGTCTATGCCGCCGTCAATCAGGTGGTCTGCGCTTGCGTCCTGGAGCAGTCCCAAGAGTCCTACGGGCATACAGATGTTGTCTGTGCCTGCGGCTGCGTAGTATGTGGACTCGTTTACACCGGAGCTATGGGAGCCTCTGATATAAACGACGTCGCCGTTTGCCACGCCGTCGTTGTTGTCAGCATCGGCATAGGTGAACGTGCCGGTTGTGGCCGCGCCGTTGCCACGGTTGCCGAATGTAACGCCGGTCACGACCGCATAGCCTACGCCGTTCAGGTTCCGAAGCGTGCCGTCTGCCGCGTATATCTCGATCTGAGACCCGGCCTTGAGTGCCTGGACGTTCTCTATACCGAAATCGATATAGGTGTTGTCGCAGGTCACTGTGGTAACGCCTGTGCCGTTGGCCACGCTTGCCACTCTTGCGAGTCTGCCTGTGCCGTCTCCGTGAGAGATCATCTCGCAGAGGTATTCCCAGTCGGTCTTGAGTTCCCTTAAGGCCATCTGGATGCCGTTTATCTCAGACCCCGGCATACCTGTGGCCTTGTCCATCGTCTGCTTGTCTATCCAAGCCGTGGCGATGGTCTCAAACTCGCAGGCTCTCCACTTGCCGAGAGTAGGAGTCCCACCCTGCGGAAGCGCGATACCTGCGCCGAACGTGCGGCCAGTGAACGGGTGGTTGGTCTGTATCAGACCCGTAACCTCTGAGCCGTTGAAGTTATGCTTGTTGAACCGCTTCCTGAGCGCGCCCTGAAGCGTGCCGTCTACCCAATCCTTAACTGTGTATTTGCCACTAGGCAACGCTCTCATGGCGTCGTTTATGGCGGTTACTGTCCATGCCATTTTGATACTCCTCTAAAAATCCAGAGGGGTGTCATGCAAGGCTAACCCGGCCATCGTTTCTTTGCCTCGTTCCAATCGTCTGTGCTGAGTCCAAATAGCGACTTTGCGCCAGGTACGCCAGCCGCGCCCCCTGGTTTGATTTGCTGTGGTTTCTGCTGGTTGTGCTCCAGCTGCTTCGAGCCGTAGATGCCGAACAATAGCTTGGCCTCTTCAAACGCCTGTTTTGCTGCGTTCTCTATGACCTCGCCCGTCAACTGCTCTACTGGTATCTGCCCAATGATTACGTCAGCCTGTTGCAGAACGTACTTGTCAACAAGCGGTGCGTATTCTTTCGGGAGGTTGGGAAACGCCTGCTCTCGCATCTCGGTAACGTTCCCCTGCACGGTAGCCGCGACTGCTTCCCACGCTTTCTGGATCTGCGCGTTCTGCTCCGCCTCTGCCTTGGCCTCGCGTTCGCCCTGCACTAGCTCCTTTAGCTGAGTTAGTGTCTGCTTGTCTTCGTACCGATCGATCACGTCTTCAACATGAACCCATCGGCTGCCGACCTTGGCGAACGGCTCTCCATCCTCGTTCACGTCTACCGTCAGCCCCTTTAACGCCGGGTGCTCTGCGACTTCTTTAGGTAGTCCGTCAGGTATGGAGTGCTTGAGCTTTGCGGATACGTCAACGTCCTTGCTCTCACGCTCGGCCTTGAGCCTGGCGTTCTCTTTCTGGAGGTTGGCAAGTGCCTGCGTAGTCCGCTGAAACTCCTTGTGCCAGTCTTTTGCGGGCTTCCCTTCAGCCTGCTCCGTGCTCTGAGGTTCGGGTGCTTCGCCGTCTTCAGCGGGTGTCTCCACCTCTGGTGCGGTCTCTGCTACCTCGACGTCCTCAGTCTCCACCGTAGTGGTAAGGTCTTCCATTGGTCTCCTCGTAACCCTGAGTAGGGAGTGCTGCTTAACGGATACAGCGACCCGTATTATGCAAAAGGCCCACCCCCGAAGGGATGAGCCTGTACATCGTGTTTATTCGCGTTTGTTCGTGTTTACCGTGCAGTACCGTGCAAGTACCGTGCAAGTAATGAATATCCATTACTTACCGCAGTAACTGCTCCTGCATCGGCTGCTCCATCGGTACTTCGTTACCGAACTGGTCTACGCCAGCCGCCCCGCCCATCTCCTGTGGTGCTTGGAACTGCATTAGTTGTGCCTGCATCGTCTTGACTTGCAGCTCGGTCGCCAGCATGTCTATCTCTGCGACGAGCTTCCTTAAGTCCTCTATCTTGATCTGCCCTAGCAGTTGGTCAACCTCGTCCTCGATGCCCGGTATGCCCGTGTTGAGCAGGCTTGTGAGCTTGGCGAGCTTGTCGCCGGCGGAAGCATAAGGCCCAAATAACCCCTGCTCGGCTGCCCTTGAGCGCATCTCCGCCTGCATCGCCTGGGTCAGTATCGGCGCAGTCCTCGGCCTCACGTCCTCCGTATTGCGAAGGTCTGAGCCGAAGAACGACTGTGCGCTAACTGAGTTAGCCTCGCCTACGCTCCGTAGCATCCTTGGCATATCGTAGTTGTCTCTGGCAAGGAGCAGCTTCTGAGCGTCGATCTCGCAATAGCGCATATCGAAGTTCGCCCTGAACATGGAAAGCCCTGTCATGTCGCTCTCTTTGCTCATGGCAAGCTCGGTCGCCGTCACAGCCTTTGCTACTTGCCCACCCTGCGCAGGCTCGTGGATGCCGGAGATTTTCATCTCCTCGTTCCAATATCTATCAAGCATGACGTTGCTATCGCTGGTGTTCATGTTATACTGCATGAACTCCCATTTTGGCGTCTGCATCGGCACTCTGATTATCTTACTGCCGTTTGCAAGCGTCTCTTGCCGAATGTCGCCGTCACCCTGCACTACAAGGTCGCCCCGTAGTTGGCGGTTGACTACTTCCTCAAGCTGCGAGTACCGAATGTTGACGTGCCGCTGAACGTCTCTGATGGGTGTAATCATGGCCATCGGATAGCTTCGCCCTGGCACCCAGAACCAATCCAGCGGTACATACGGGAAATGGCCGTCAGGAAGGTTGCCCTTCTCTAACAGCGTACTGCCCGCCCATACGAAATACTTGCCTTTCGGCTGGTCTAGCGTCGGCCTCATGTATAGCCGTCTGAGGTGGCAAGCCGCCTGCTTCTTGGGCGCGGTGTCGATGCTCTTGCCGGTCAGCCAACCCGTGAGCTTGTCCATGAGTCCGCTGTCATCGACGTTTTCGGGGAGGACTTCGACGCCGAACATATCCTTGACCTCGTCGACTGAGCGTATGTCGGCCTCGATGATCCAGCCTGTGTCATCCCATGTGTCACGCCCTGGCTCTTGCCAGAAGCGGAACGGGTTTAGCGTCATGGTGTCTATATCGCCAGCACGCTCTACGCGCCCTGTAGGGAGCAAACTAGCCTTGTTGCTGTCCCATGTGGTTCTACGCAGTACTCTGCCGAACGCCATAGCCTGCACTAACTCTGCTGTCCTAAGCTCTTCTTCGCCGTCCTCATCCCACCGAAAGCGCAGGAAGTCGGTCGCAAGCTCGGCCGCCTGAAGGTCTGCCGGGTCTGACGTAGCGGCCACAGCAACCTGCTTCGCCATGTTCTGCCGTATTGCGCTGACTGCCTGCCGTACCAATGGGTAGATATGGTTGACCGTCACCTTGGCTTTGGTGTTGGGAGCGAACGCCTTGACTTTGCGGCTTCTGAGCAGCCTGTCCTCTTGGACGTCCTCCCATTGCTGGCCTGTCAGGTACAGAATATTGGCTATCCAATCGCATTCAGCGGGCTTGCGTGCTGTATCGGCAGCAGCGAACAGGCTGTTTAGCCATGTTGCAACTGCCGCATCGTCCGTGGTGGATACCTGGTCGCCGTAGAAAGGTACTCTCATAATCGCCTCAATGCTGCGGCCATGTCGCGAACCGCCGTCATGTCAATATCGTCCTCTAAGGTCTGGTAGTCCTCGTCTGCACGCTCTCGCCTCGGCTCTGGCTCGTATTCCTGCTCATACTCAGGCTCCGCGTACTGCACTGATACCTCCGGCCTGTCAACGAACAAAGCCACGGCTATCATCAGCAACGCTATATCGCCGACTGCTAAGACAAGCAAGAGCAGAATGCTAAACATACTCATCGGTCTCTGTTTCCTCTCCCCAAACCTCGCGGATATGGGCCTCGATGCCCTCTCTGGTGCGATCGTGCGGGTCATACTGCTTGGGCTTGACCCTGCTAGGACTCGGCCTGCTCATCACGCCGTAGCGTATCGCTTCGGGCATATGCGTCAGTTCGTGCGGTTCGCTTGCCACGTCTTCAGGGTTGCGCTCGTCTGTTGTGATAGATGAGAGAGTCCTGATAGCGTTACGGCATGAGCTAAATATCTTGAGTTGAGCCGTCTTGACGCTCTCTCCGTCATCGGTCGGTATCTCATACGGCTGAAGGTACTCTCTCAGATGACGCCAACCCGGTATGCGGCGGTTGTCTGCCTTGACAATATCAGTAAGCCCCGCCTTTATCAGTGTCTCCATCTCAGGCACGCCCGTCTCTTTGTTGCGATTCCAGAGATCCGGCGCGGTGCTTGTATACATCACGTCCTCGCCCTTTGGCGTCATGTCCTGTATGCGCCTTGCGGCCTGCTTGAGCGTCAGCCCCGGCTCGTATAACTCACGGTAGATGTAGAGGTTGGCCTGTGTGTCGATGGCAAACCACGGCACAGCCAGCATATCGAAGCCGTAATCCATCGCCCGGAACCGCTTCCACTCCTCTGGTATCTCAAACGGCGCGACAACGTGTATATCGCGCCTGAACTCCTCGTAGTACACGCCCCCAGGTAGTCCGTACTCACCCAGGCCGACAACCAGAAACCTGTCAGGGTTGGTGGTCTCAAGGTCTGCGATCTTCTTCCGGTCTTGCTCATCAAGCCATTCGTTGCACTTGTAGGTAGTGGTCAGCGTGAAGGTGTCAGGGTTCTCTCGGTCAAAGTACCTGGTCTTAGTCCAGTGGCTATCTATCCACGGGTTGAAGGTGAGCGTTATCTGCTTCCAGAGTCCCGGTGGCATCTCGCCTCTAATAGACTCATCGAGCGTGTCAAACTCATGCTCATCGTCTATCTCGAACGCTTCTTCTACCCAGACCCAGCACAACACGCCAACCGGCACGGTCATTGATGTGAGCTTGAGCGGATCGTCAAACCCTCGAAAGAGGATACGCTGCCCCGTTGGCCTGTATACGCACTCCATCGGGTTGACTTTGAACTCCCAGAGGCCATATACGCCTAACCTGTGAGCCGCCCACTTGAGCTGCGCGAAGGTGCTGTCCTTGTGCGTGTTGTAGGTTCGGCGGACCACCAGGGCGTTTGATTTCTGGTGCTTCATAACGTGGTATATAAGCCACAGGGCCATCGTCGCGGACTTCTTGCTACCTCTGCCGCCCTTGACAACCCTGTACCTGTTGCGGCTGTGCCAAAAGGATGCGTACCCACGGCCTACCACGTCCGGCAGGCTGATATTACTCATCGGTAAGCTGGTCCTCGCCGCCGAATACTATGTTTACGGTGCTGTCCTGTTTGGATCGCTCCACGAACATACCGATATGCTTGCCTCTAAGCTCTGCCGCTCGTATAGCCGCTGTGTATTGCCCGTCAGCCAGTGCGGAGAGCTGCATCTGCTCTAACTCGCGCATGATTGTGAGCGCGGAGGTCTCGGCTTTTTCGGCAAGCACTTCCCTGGTCGCAGCGACAGCCTCCCGTATTGCGGGGTTCTTCATAAGCCGGTCTGACACAACGTCAGCGTTCTTCTGGCTATATCCTGCTCTCCTGGCCGCTTCTGAAGCGTTCGCGGAGGTCGCAAAATTATCAACGAACCTCTGTTGTTTTTTGGTCATAATTATTATCTCACGCTCAACTGATGTCAGAAGTACCGTATTATGTTAACTTTCAAGTTGATACACCTTGGGGATTAAGCTCTTTGAGATGTACCTTAGGGCACTCTCTTGCTCAACCATATCTAGGATCAGTACCAGCACACGCTCCCCAGGGCAGGTTCGACAGATCGGATACAGAACGGCGGTTTTCTTGAGCCACGCCATTACACGCTCAACTGCCTTTCGGCAGCATCTCATTGGTCAGCCTTGCCCCTACCGATAGCCCAACTAGGCATCTCGGCCCTTATCCCCTTCAGCTCATCGAGGTGTGTGTCGTTCACGTCCATTATGTGAATGAAGTGTGTACCAATGGTTACCAACAGTTCACTTCATTGTTCGGGAAATCGCTCTTACATATATACATAAAGCTCACGCTCAGCATGAAACTTTTCCCTCGCAAAATAGTTTGATTATTTTTGGGAATAGGGTTGACATATGGGGTTTAGGGTGATATTATATGGGTATAAGAGTGATAGAGCAGTCCACTTAATCAAGAAAAGGAGAAACTAAAATGGCAAGATGCAGAATCGACAGACGGACGGCCGAAATCGGCGGCAAGCCATATGTATGGAACACAAAGGGCGAATGTCAGCAGTGCCGCAGAGAAAATGTATTCGTTGCACTGGTACGGCAGGAAGACGACAGCATCAAACTCAACTGTTCACCGTGCAGCAAGGGTAAGAGTATAGTTGGATAACACAAGCCGAAACCCTCCGCTTGGAGGGTCTGACCGGGGATAACCTCCCGGCACTGACGAGGCAGGTATTAGTTTCCACTTATGATGTGTTTTCCGGATTTGGAAAATATCGAAAACCGTAAAAAGGAGAGTAGTTCAGATGAACGAACAAGTGCAGACTATGATTAACCAGTTAGGCGGAGCGGGCAGACTCCACGCCATGATAGGCGCAAAGAACTTCGTGTATGACAACGGTATGGCGTCCATTGCTTTCCAGCACATGCGCGGGGACAAGGGCATAAACAAAACTATGGTGATATACGATCCCGACAGCGACACGTACATAATCACCTATTTCAAGGTTGGGCGCACTTCCTGCACTTGCAAGGCGGGTGCAAGTGGGGTCTACGCAGACCAGTTAGTATCTACAATAGAGCAGGACACCGGACTTACACTAAGAATGTAACACCATCACACCGAGCCGGGGCGGTTTCCCCGGCATTTGCACAAGGAGAGATGAGAGAGATGAATAACGCAAATATCGAGAAAGCAAACCACCTAGCCGGGGTTCCGTGTTATTGCAGTTCGGTCTCGGAACAGTCCAGGTGCGATTTTTGTACTGGATTAGCCAGGGTCAGCGGTGCAAGATGGGAAGACGGAATCAAGGAAATCAAACAATCGAACCAGGAGAAAAAACCCAAGATGAAGACTTATATGGCGTTCGCAGAGATTACGGAGGCAAGCTGTCTTCACGGAACACCGGCCGGCCGATATGCGATAATGTCGCCGAGTTTTTCGGTAGCGCGGCAAGCCGTTCAGTGTTGGTTAGACGTTGACCACGAGCGCAAAGACCACAAGGCGAAACGTGCACCGAGGGGTGCCGGCCAGAAGGTCACAGATGGAGACTGGACGTATTGGATAGAGGAGAAGAACTAAAATGTCAGACCGAGAGCTTAGGACACACAGCCTAAAGATAATGCTGACCGAGAGCGAATACGAGCAGCTTAAAGCCGACGCAGAAAAGCGAGGGCTTGCCATAGCCCCATACCTGCGAATGTTGGCGGCTGGCCAGAGAGAAGAGGCGCGGAAATGATGAATGAAGCACTGACCAACACCGAAAGGGAGTCTATCAACCACTTGCAAGGGAAGCCTTGCTACTGCGGGGCGCTTGTTGGGTCTCTGTGTGACTTCTGCTCCGGTCTGGCTGCACCTGATGGCGCAAGGTGGGAGGACGCACTAAAGGACGCAGTGGAACAAGCGCAATAGTAACTGACGCAACAAAGCCCCCGTGTCGATGATATGACACGGGGGCTTTTGACATTATCCATGACATTATACCGGGGACAATGCCGAACCACTCTATGCTATTATATGCGATTGTGTGAGAGGGGGTAGGGTGCTGGAGACTATGCAAAACCACTTAAAATACCTCTTGTGGCGCATTTCAAGACCGCTCCCTTAAACCACTCGGGCACCCCTCCTAAGCTCATTTCAGGCCTGTTTCATGCTCCAACTATGCCCTTTGACATTATTTTGACATTATAGCTCATCTAAGTACCCCGGAATCCGATCAGCCGCCGCCTTCTGGATGGACGGTACCACATGGCTGTATCGGTTCATCGTAATAGCAATCGACGCATGGCCTAACCGCTCCTGCACCACTTTCGGATGCACCCCCTGGGTCAGCAGTTCGCTTGCATGGGTATGCCTGAAAGCATGGAACGGCACTCTGTCCACACCGGCGCGAGTGAGCAGGCCAACAAATCTGGTGGAGAAGCCGTCAGGAACGATAGGGCGACCGTCTTCATAGCAACATACCAGATCGCCGTTATCCACGTTCGTCACAGTCGCCGCGCCTTTGCGCTCCTCTGCCTGTGATATTCTATGTTTTTGCAACGCCTCTGTCAAATCCTGCGGTACGTCGATCTGTCTGCCGCGTCCTGATTTCGGCTGCTTGAACGCCAGCCCCTTCGCCGTCTGAGAGAGTGAGCGTCTGACGTAGACAACACCCGATTCAATGTCCACATCAGTCCAGCGCAGGGCCAGTATCTCTCCGCGCCTCATGCCGGTGTAGAGCGCGAGAAGGCAGGGCATATACCAGATGCTACCAGCGGCTGCGGCAAGTATTCGGTTTATCTCGTCTCTGGTGAATATCCTCATCTCGGCATCCTCCACCTTCGGTGGGTCAACAGCATCGCAGGGGTTTCGGGGGACTAACTGCCAGCGGAGAGCCGTCTGCAACGCCCGGCGAAGGACTCTATGCAGATGAAGGACGGTGCGCGGAGAGAGTCCCGGCTTGCCCTCTACGGCCTGTCTCCTGCCCGTCAGCAGGCACGCGGAATAGAACTGCTGTATGTGCCTTGGCCTCAGCCCCTTGAGCGTGTGATGGCCGAGTGCGGGGATGATGTGCAGGTTCACCAGCTCGCCGTAACGCTCATGTGTTTTCGCGGCTACGGTGGGTTCGATGGCGGCCAGCCAATCAAGGAGGAACAAGCGGAGCGGCACAGCCGACGGGTTGACATGCTCTCCTCGCTGAATGTCCGTGATGATCTCAGATAGCCGTGTCTGGGCGTCTCGTTTGTTGCCGTGGAACGTCTCGCTGCTGTAGGCGGGTTTTCCCGTGGTGGAATCTCTGCCGGTGTACCATTGCAGCGTCCAACTGCCTTTAGCGCGTGAGCGGAGCGTGCCTCTCATGTGCCTACCATGCGGAGCAGGTCAGTTTCAACAGGCTGACACAGCCCGAGGTGATCGAGTTTGACGGATAGCGCACGCTGGGACACTTCGCACCGGGCCGCCAGTATCGAAATACGGCTTGGGATATGCGCCTCAAGCTCGTTCCACCAGTGCAGTACCCAATCATCAGGCATGAGCAGTTCAGCCGCGCCGATGTTGCAAGCGCGTTCGATGCCGGAGGCGTTTTCACTGTGGTTCGCCAGGAACAGGCTGCCAGAGGCCGCGCCAGCTTGCACTAGCCGAACGTGCATCAGCTCATGAGCCAGGCTGTAGCGCACGCGCGGCCAGGGGATGTGGATGTTACTATTTATGTAGCAAATCCACCCTGAGCACGTCTTATGTACGAAGGCATCAGGCTCACACCGGGCGAACCTGTGCCGCCTCACCTCTACGCCAATATACTCTGCGATTCTTTCCAGCGACACAGGCGGCTCCTCGTGTAGTTCCATGAGCAGCGCGCGTGCTTGACCCATTGCCACTCTCGCGAGTCGTTCCATTATGCCCCCTTGCACTTCGTACTACCGCCGCTGTTTATTCGCGGCTTCCTTGTCCCGGTTTATCAGATCCAGAATCTCAGCTATAGTATCGTCCGACAAATCGCCCTGCGCACGCAAATATACCTCACTGCTGTATAGTTGCGCTCTCCTTTCCAGCGCATCAGGATCTACGCCGACCGCTTTGGCGTATTTGCGAACAGTCTCCATGCTTTCCGGGATTCTTCCCCGCCACATGTTCTGCACCAGAGTCGGCGACATTTCCATTTCCGAGGCTATCTGTAATTGCGACTTCTTCCCAGCCAACCCCTTCACATACATTCCCCATTGCGTGCTATACGGCATATCATCCCTCCACCGTGGTTCGACATAACAACACCACCAATATGATTGTAGCAATGCGCGTAAAAAAAATCTACGGTTTATTAAAATAATGTTTGACACACCAACGTTGGTGTGGTATACTCTTGTTAGATTACACCAACATCGCTGGTGTTTATGAAGGAGGTGAACCCATTTGGTTAGAGAGAGTTACACAGACGAGATAGACCTTGTTCGCAAAGTAGACAAGGCTCTCCGCATAGGGCTCAAACTGGGCGTTGTCGCCCGAAACTATGGGCTCAGTTATTTGGACTTGGTGTCCATTCTCGAAAAACATAGCGTTCGTATCGAACGCATTCACAGACTCGTACTGCCCGAAAACTTCGGACAGAATGCCTAGTTTCTATACCCCACAGGGGGTTGGAGTAACCATGAACGAGACAGCAAAAATAGACGTGCAGCCAGTTCCGAGAATCAGCCTCTCCGTAGCAGAAGCAGCGGAGGCGTTGGGCATCGGGAGCAAAATGGCTTACGAACTTGTGGCGCAGGGTGTCATTCCCTCGTTCTGCCTTCGTGGCCGGCGGCTCGTGCCGGTGGCGGGGCTTGCGGAATGCGTTGAGAGACTGACAGGAGGCTAAAAGTGTGGTGGGCAGTATCGGCGGCGGTTGCAATAACGGTGTTCATCATGTGTCTGCTGAACGCATCAGCAACGGCAGACCTGAGAATGGAGCTGGAGCTAATGCGGGTGGAGCGAAACATCTGGAGACAGCGCGTCATCGGCGCAATCGAAGGGAGACAGTGAGATGAGAAGCTACTTTGAAGTCAAAGACAGCGACATCGAGGAAGATTCAATCTGGTGGGAAATCGCCCTGATAGCAACGTCAGCGGCATTGGTGGTAATTCTCCCGTTCTGCGTGAGGTAGAGATATGACGATGATGCAGCTTGCAGAAAAATGGTTTGCGCAGTGCAAGGAATGTGCCGGCCAGAAAGCCAGCAGTGAGCCACGCGCAAACAAATGCAAAGGTTGTTGGGAGCGGTTCAAGGAGGCTCACAATGCTTAGGTGTGACAGGTGCAAGAACGAGTACGACGAAATGGACGCAGAGGAATACAGGGAGGCGGAGACAGGCTACAGGGCGGCCAAGTGTCCGAACTGCGGCTGTCTCGACTCTGACCCGTTGGCGAAGTGCGAGGGGTGCGAAGAGTATTTCATGCCCTTCGAGATGCACAACGAAGGCGGGAAGCTGTTCTGCCCGCCGTGCTGGATTGTCCTTACCGATGAAGAAGCAGACACCCGCTGCCCCAAATGCCGGGAGGAGCTAAAGACAGTCTGGCATTACACCGGGGGACACGGCTACAGACCCTACGACGTATGCCCTAACCACACTATGGCGACAGCAGAGGGTGAGCAGCATACGTTCCGAGTGCAGGAGGCGGCAGCGGTATGAAATGCCTACGGTGTGGCCGAACCATCAGGGATCGCAAATCAGTTATCAGGGGCTTAGGCAACTGCTGCTTCAAGGCTGAGCTTGCAGAACTCCCTGAGCATGAGCGCAACCTGCGCTCGATGGTCGGCTACTCCAATTTTATCAGGAAAGACGGCTCTTGTGTTGTGACCACACCGGAGAGGCAAGCCTACCACGTTGACCCGAAGGCTCGTACCTGCGATTGCGTTGCGTGGAACATGAAGCGCACCTGCAAACACCTGGAATATGTACTCAGGGACCTGGGAGAGGTGGTAGAGCCAGCGCCAAAGATGAGCGACAGTGAACGCAAACGCATAGAGGCAGAGATTGCCTTTGATTTTGGTTAAAGGAAGGAAACAGGGCAAATGTTAGCGGTCAAAATATTCGAGGTTCGAGACGAAGGGACGTGCATGCCCGTAATCGCCGTCAAGGTGCGTGCGGACAACCCGGCTTTTGGATTGCGCAGGCAAAACAAACTGATACAGCGGGCAGGCTGGGGTTTTGGTGAAGGCGTGTACTTCGTCCCAATGTGCGGCGGCGAAGCTCAGCGCGACCCGTACAGCTGGAAAAACTCACGAACCAAACGTGTCGCCCACCAGTACATTGCCAACTGCTTTGACGCACTGGAAGACGGCGCAATGATCGACGTTAAGAAGATTCTCGGTGAAGGCGAGATGCAATCAGACTTACGGTAACACTTTTCACTAGGAGGTAGAGATATGACAGACGCGACCCCAATTGTAGATACCGCAACATTGACTAAGCCGTTCCCGAAGAACGCCATCAAACAGCGTCAGGGCGGCGGCGGCAAGATGCTTGACTATGTAGAAACTCATTCGGTCATACACAGACTGAATGAGGCCACGGCGAACTGTTGGGACTTCAAGGTAACACGCTTTGAGCAGACGGGGGATCTGATTATAGCCCTCGGTGAACTCACCATACCGGGGCTTGGCACACGAACAGGCACAGGAGTCCAGAAAGTGACCGAGAGGGGCGGTGAAGACCTCGTGAAAGGGGCTGTGAGCGACTGCTTGAAGAAGGCGGCTACCCTGTTCGGTGTTGGGCTGGAACTCTACGGCATCGACTACGAGAACCTTGCGCCGAAACCTTCAGGCGATCTGTTGGAGCGAGTCCATGAGAAGGCAGAACAAGCCAAAGGCAACGGCGAGTCATACGGGGTCTGCGTAGACTGCGGTTCTCCCATTGTCGGCAAGACCACCGGGGCTGGCAAGGTCTACACAGCAGAACAGATCCATGACTACAGCGTGAAAGACCACGGCAGGCCGCTGTGTAACAAATGCGGGTGGGCTGCTAAGAAGGCGAAGGAGGCCACACAATGACCTGCAAGGGGTGTAATACCAAACTGACGGCTGATGAGGTCTACTGGTACGGTGATGAGGCGTACTGCGTGCTGTGCGTCCCCGACAAGGACGATGAACCAGAGTTAGAGGAAGACCAATGAATAAGTTTGACGGGACATGTATGTGGTGTGTTTTCAATAAGAGCTTAATCACGTGTGACTGCTGCGTTATAACTAACCGACGCATATACGATTACCGCACCTGCGATTGCTCCGCCGAGCGGATCGAGGCACTCCAGGCGCAATTTTTAGTGGAAACGGAGGAGGAAGACCAATGATAGCAGAGACCGAACTAACACCCATCGACAACATGGCTGATGAGTTTACCGATATGCCAGCGGTAGACATGACTATCAGCCACAAGGAAGCCAACTATATCCTTCGGAGGATAGCCGGTGAGCGCAGACAGCTTGCGCTCATAGCAGAACAGGCAGCCGACGAGATCGGCAGGATTCAGGCCAGGGCTAACGAGCTAAAGCAGGCTGTGGCGGCCCGTGAGGAATGGTTAGTAGCGAACTACGGCCATATCCTTGAGGACTTCGCTAGGCAGGAACTAGAAGGCCAGAAAGCCCGTTCGGTAAGCCTGCTGGCAGGCAAGGTGGGATTCCGCAAGTCTCCCGCATCTGTGGAGATCGTAGACGCAGACGCTGCACTGGTATGGGCTAAAACCAACTGCGAAGATGCCATCAAGGAAAGTATCCTGAAGACCCCGATAAAGAAGTACATCGAGGAGACGGGCGAAGTACCAACGGGCGTTGAGTACCTGTTGGGTGAAGACAAGTTCTATATGGACATGGCGTAGACAACTCGGGCGGGTGTGGGGTTTGTTGCACCCGCCAACCTTTTACCGTGGCTTGCTTGAATGAAGAGGATGGGCTTGGAATACACAGGCTGGATAAAACTACATAGGAAGATACTGGGGGATAGCAAGTTTAAGCACATGTCGCCGACCAAGCGAAGTGTCTTTATCATCTACCTGCTGTTGGCGAAACGCGCCGGCAAATGGAGGGGCTATCTGGTAGATGAAGACGGTCTTCCGTTGACCCAATCAGCTCGTGCTGAGTGCTGCGGGATAGACCGGAGCGGACTCAGTAGACATGACAAAGAGCTTGTCAAACTAGGGGTACTTGAGGCACACCCTAACGGTAGATTAAAGGTCAAAAACTACGACAAATACCAGGGTGGAGAGTGTGCAAAAACGCACACTGAAGACAACCAATTTTTAGGCGAGTGTGCAGAACAGCGTGCAATTGACCGTGCGAAAACGCACAATCGCCACGAGGGGGAGTGTGCAATTGACCGTGCGAAAACGCACACTTCAAGCACGAAAAGTATCCCCCTAAGAAGAGAAGTAAAGAAGATAAGAAATATAGATATAGGAGATACGTTAGGTAGTAGGTGGAGCGAGTGTTTGGAAATCTTAAAAACCATCGCCAACTACCCATGCAATCCGGTGATAGATAACCAACTGCTGGATAACATTGAAACCGATTTCCCGGCGATCAACGTGCTGGAGCAACTGAAGGCGTGGCGGGTCTACAAACTGGACAAGCCGCTGGACAAGAAATCCAATTCACGGAATCAGTTCCGCAACTGGTGCAAGATCGCCAGTGAGCGTAAATCAGAGAGGCAATACGATGGACGCGATACGAGACATACAGCTAGACCTCGGACGCTTTCCGGGGACGCATACGACGCCCAAATCAGAGCCTTTGCTTTGGAGTTTGACGCCAAGGAATGAGCCTGGTCCAAGTCCGTACACCTGCCCTGAGTGTGGCGAAGAACACGAATGGACGGTGCTAGGCCCGGTCGGGAGCAACCTGCTGCACAAACGCACCCAATGCGCCTGTGACATCCAGAGGGAGGAAGCACGACAGAGCGAGTATCGCAAGGCGTTGACCCTGGACACATACCGGGGCGCGTCAGGCATGACCTCGCTGATGCTGGCCTGCACCCTTGCAGACCTTGAGGACAAGCCGCTGACCGAGACCAAGATAAAGCGGTCTATCACGATCAAGGAGGCGGTCGCAAAGGCATATCGGTACATAGCTGAGTTCCCCGCATCGGGCAGCCTGGTGCTGTCAGGGCCGGTGGGGACGGGCAAGACGCATATCGCCTGTGCAATCGGCAACGCGCTCATAGAGCGGTTCTACCTGGTCAGGCTGGTGAACCTGCCCGATCTGTTTGCCGAGTCTAAAGCACTCATCGGCTACAAAGGCGACGAAGTGCCGTGTGACCCGATACCCAAGCTCTTGGCCTCTGACCTGCTGATACTAGATGAGCTTGCGGAGTGCAGCGAGTACGACAGGAAGACGCTGTACCGCATCATCAACAGGCGGTATGAGGCTAACGCAGGAATCATAATGACCACAAACCTGCGGACGTTGGACGAGCTAAAAGCGCAGGTCGGCGACAGGTGCATGGATAGACTGCTGCACAAGAGCCAGTGGATAGACATAGACGCGCCGTCGCACCGCGTCGAGGAGTTCAAGACGAACCACAAGCGGGCGAACCAATGAGACTGCCCTGCCAATCGTGCAAGCAGCCGGTGGAGACGCAGTTTGCCGACTTCCCGGTGACGGAGCGGGCGGGTCGGTGGATAGAGTACCAGTGCCAGGCGTGTGGGCGCCATGCGTACATCTGCGAGAGGGATTACCGCATCTGGCAGAAGCATCAGCAAAAGGAGGAGAGACGATGAACAGGTTGAGTAAAGACGCATCATTTAGGGGTGTGATTCGCGCAAAACGAATGGACGCGGAGGCACAGGCTAAGGGCTTTGGGGGCGCACTGGACGAGTTAACCCATCTGCGACACCTCAAGGCCATGCTGGACTCATTGCCGGACGAATCAGCCATCGTGAAGGGTGTGGGTGCTTGGCGCGTCTTGATAGGCGATATGACGATCAAGGGCAGCGGGTTGATGGTCAGTGATTATGAACTGAGTGACGCACTGAAAGCCGCACTAGCCGAGAAGAAGGCAGACTAACACACCCTTGCCGGGCCGCACGTCCGCGATTGGAGAGAGACTTTTGCACAACCTATTTGGCGATCAGTTCTACAGAGAAAAGGTCAATATGGCCGTGAGGCGCATACGGGAGTTTGCGCCGCCGAACGAGCCGTACTACCTCGCATTCAGCGGAGGGAAGGACTCTGTGGCTCTGCTCCGACTGGCGCAGATGGCCGGAGTATCCTACGAGGCAGTATACCACCTTACCACGGTTGATCCGCCTGAGTTGGTATGGTTTATTCGTCGTGCATACCCGGAGTGTTTGATAGTACGGCCTGAGAAAACGATGAGACAACTCATTGTAGATAACGGTGTTCCACCCCTCCGCACAATAAGGTACTGTTGTCGCATTCTAAAAGAGCACGGCGGTGATGGCCGAACCGTTCTGACCGGGGTACGGTGGCTTGAATCGAACGGTCGCAAAATTAACAGGCGCATTGTTGAATTACAGACCAAGCAGACGGTTGTGAACCCTATCATAGATTGGTCTGACGCAGATGTATGGCAGTTCATACGAGACGAGAATATACCCTACTGCGAACTCTACGATGAGGGGTTCAAGCGGTTAGGTTGCGTCATGTGCCCGAACGGCGGCACAAAGGGGATGGTCAAGCAACTGCACCGCTGGCCGTTGATAGCAAATATGTACCTTAACGCTTGTCACGGAGCGTATGCCAAACGAGCGTTGGAAGGTGATGAAATGACTTGGCGGAGCGGGTTCGATATGTTCGAGTGGTGGATATTCAACGAGGCTAACAACAAGCCCACGGAGACGACCTGCTCACTATTTGACTAACACACCCTTGCCGGGCCGCACGTCCGCGAGGCTATGAAACCCCGCGAGACGGAGATGTGGTTATCCCAAGCCTGTATAGCGCGGCCCGGCGGGATTTTAGAGGGAGGGAGAGGGAAGATGAACAAGGCGCATCCAATACTATTTTCAGCACCGATGGTTCGTGCAATATTGGCCCTGGAGAAGTCCGTCACACGTCGGGTAGTCAAACCCCAACCGCCAGAGTCGATACTCTACGACCCCGAGATGGGTTACGAGGGCTTCATCCAAGAGTTGGGAGAGTATCGAAGTGAACCATGCTGGATATACGGTGCTCACTGGGGCACTCAGCCGCGCCCGGAAGTGCCAGTGCCGACATGCCCATACGGTGGGCCGGGGGATACCTTGTGGGTCAGGGAGACGTTCGCGATCCACCAGAAGGGCAGCCTCACACCCTACAAGGGCAAAGTGCCAGAAGTGCCGACACCGGAGTTCTGGGAGCGGTACGACCTGCTCTATCGGGCAACAGCTAAGATTGACCCGGACTTTCCGATATTCTGGAGGCCGTCGATCTTTATACGACGATGGGCCTCAAGAATCACCCTGCGCGTTGTGTCGGTGAGGGTGGAGAGATTGCAGGATATCACGGAGGAAGACGCGATCAGGGAGGGATGTAGTTTCGACGGACGATACTACCTCGGCGGGTTACACGCAATCAAGCCCAGCCGCAAGGTATTTGCAAATGCAACACTGGCGTTCGGTGACATATGGGACTCCATCAACGGCAAAAAGTATCCGTGGGCGTCTTCGCCCTGGGTGTGGCGAGTGGAGTTTGAGAGAGTAGAAGGAGGGCTGAGACCATGACCGAAGACAGAGCAGGCAACTGGAAGGATCATAGCGATCCCTGTAAACAGGAGTTGGAGAAAGCATTGGCAGGCGCGTACAAATGCCTAGACACCGCGCTTACCGTCCGGATCAACATGGATCTGCCAAATATAGAGGCAGACGATTTTTCCCAGAACCTGATTGACGCATTTGCAAACTGTGCCTTAGCTTTAAACCGCCTTCGTATGGAGCGTGGTGGCAACAGACTGGATGGTACAAAATGACCGAAGACAGAGCAACCTACGCCACCGAAGACGAGCGACTGCGGGAGGAGTCACGCAGCATGACCGACCGCAAGCTGGACGAGGTGCTGGCGGTGGTGAGGGCGATAGCCGTGCAGGTGGGTGCTGAGGTGGAGGCTGAGGTGGAGAAGACGTGCTACAACTGCGCTGACCAAAACGACCGGCCGTGCCGTGGGTGCTACTTGTTTGGCTACAGAAACTGGCGACCGCGAACCACGGAGGCGCAGCCGTGAAGCAGGCGACCATGACCGGCGACCAGCTCAAGCGGGGTAGCGTGCTGGAGGAGCTGCTTGCCGCCCAAATCCACCTTGCGGGCTTGCCTGAGCCGGTGCGGGAGTATCGCTTCTGCCCTAGCCGCAGATTCCGCGCCGATTTCGCATGGCCTGAGAGACGGCTACTCTGCGAGGTGGAGGGTGGGACGTGGACGAACGGCAGGCACAGCAGGGGCGCAGGGTTCGCTGGCGACTGCGTGAAGTACAACCTTGCGGCACTAGACCGCTGGCTTGTGGTGCGGTTCACAGGCGGCATGGTAAACGACGGCACGGCCATTGCTGTGCTGAGGGCGATGTTCGAGGAGGGGAAGGAAGCGCAATGAGAATATCCGATAAGTACATGAAATTGATTAGAGAGCACGGGAATGCTGCCATAGATGCCGGAATATCGTACGCAAGTGTCACTAACACACTAGCTGACCTCATAACCGCAATCGAGGAGCTTGAGGCGAAGGTCACGGCGCAGGAGGCCGAGATAGCCGCGCTCAAGGCAGAGGTAGAGTTGTGGCAAGGGGCGTTTGTGGATACCGATTGCCCTAGTGATTACGACCTGGTAAAGACATTCCATTGCGAGTTCTACCACGTAAAGGAAGATTCGCAATGTGCGAAATGTTGGTTGACCGCACTAAAAGCAAGGGCCGAGGGGCTGGGCGAAGGGAAGGAGAAGGAAGCGATATGAGCAACTGGTTCACAACAACAGACGGCATGCTGACCATCGACCTGGACGAAGTGATAGCGGTCGAAAAAGCACCCGAAGGCTGCGAAGGCCCATGCGGGTACATTGTATTCCGCAGCGGCAGGGTTTCCGAGGTCTGGCGTAAGGATACTGACGAGGTGGTCGAGGCGTTGCGGGGGCTGGTGCGCCCGACTGCGGAGGTTGAGGTTGAGATATGCGGCGACTATGCTGCCCCCAAAGTGGTGAAGAACTGTGGAACTTGCGTTTTTGGTATCTTACAAACCGGCAGTGAGTTTTGTCAGGATTGCAGGGCTTATTCCTACTGGCGGCCTGCACAACTAAAGGCAAAGCTGTGACCACCTACATCTGCCCTAAGTGCGGTCACACCGTCAGCGTGGAGGGGCGCGTTGAGTCTGTGGAGTGTACCGCCTGTGGTCGGAAGATGAGGAAGGTGGAGGACTGATGCAGGAGTACGTCACCGCAACCGAGCTTGCCGATATGTTAGGCATAAGCCGTGACCGCGTGTTCAACTACATGCAAAACTTCGAGACAAAGGCGATCGGAAGGAGGTTTCGAAAGATAAACCTGGCCTCAGCGACAGAATGGTTTGCGGCGCACCCGGACGCGCTCACGGGTGACGGCAAGAAGAGGAAAGCGGCAGAGCGCAATCGGCACTCATCACGGCTAAACCAGCGAGGCCAGGGGATGCGCGATATCCTGCACCTGTGGTATCGGCGTGACGGAGGGCTTAGGAGACTGCCTGAGATATGGGCGATCCTCACCGCCGAACTGCCAGACATAACCGCGCAGGACATCTACGCCTGCGACGAACTGCCTGCCGCGCTCTATGAGGCTATAGTCGAATCCAGCCTGATAGAGCGTCACAGAAGCGACCTTGAGAGTGCGGAGGGCATGGCCTCTGCCGTGGACGTGACCCGTTGGGAGCGGTTCATCTGCGCTTCTGTGCCTGATGATTACGTCGAGAGGGAGGAAGGGCCAATGGTCAACCAGCGGATACGCGACCGCAGAATAGAGCTAGGCTTGACTCAGAGTGAAGTGGCAGACTCAGCAGGGATTAACATGAGGACGTACCAGCGGATAGAGTGCGGGGACAGCATTCCCAAGTCCGATACACTAATGGCGATAGCAGACGCTCTCTCTGTGAGCATGGACGCGCTGATCGAACACGGCATGCACGCCGTATACCGCTAACTTAGTAATCGTTATAATGCTGGCATGGGAACGCACTTTGACGATCAGCTTTGTACCGATGGTGAACTGCAACAGTTGCGTAAGATGGGCGAAAGGAGGGACATTCAGCACGGGCAGTTACAGGTAGAGGCTACATTCGCAGGCGGGGTTCTGCAAAACTACCGAATCTGCACTGAGTATAGGGGCATCGTCAAGAGCGAGAACAGACGCAAGCTATAACACAGCCAAACAACCAAACATATTGACGCTATTGTAGCGAGTAGCTACAGGGCGGTCTTCCTTCGGGGAGGCTGCCCTTTTTTTGTGCCGTGGAGAACAATGATGGAAGACCTAGAGGAACAATCTGACGCTCTGTTAGCTGAGGCAGGGGCGTTGTCGAAGGGCATCTACCGTGAGCGTGACCTGATAAGCCAGAACAGGCGAGTCCTGCCGCTGAGGGAGAAGTACCACAGGCAACCGCCTGAGCTAGAAAAGCTCGACGTTCAGCGGTTTCTTCTCTCGCTCACCGCCTGCCAACGGCGCACCGTCGAGGCCGTGGTACACGCCAAGAGCCGCAGGAAAGCCGCCGAGGTAATGGGCGTGAGCGTCCAGACGGTCGGCTGCGTGCTTCGGCGTGCGTTAAGCAAATGGGAAGCCTACCGCAAAAACCCCGCAAGTTTCATCACCACCGATGACGCTCATTGGGCGTACAAGGCCGAGCAGATAACCAAACACCGACTCATCTACCGCCACACCACGCACCCGCTGAAATCCAAGTGGCGAACCCCCAGGGTAGAGCCGGACTCCCTGGCCGTCCCAATCGCCAACAGCAAGCGCAAAAGCGGCAGAAGGCATAAGTGTCGGTTCTAGCCCTGCAAGCGGCTGACGGGCAAGCTAGAGGGGTTTGTCGTGATTCTGTAGACATAGAGATAAGCCCCGGCCAATAGTTGCACCGGGGCTGAGTAGTTACCGTCGTGTCGGCCTGGTCGGAGGCTTCGGGCGAGATGGTGGTCCCGTCCTGCCCTTTGGCTTTTTCCTTTTCTTCGGCCTGTCTGCGTAGGTGTTTACGCCAACGCCTCCCAGAGACAGCACACCCGCTGCCGCCGCCGCGCCCGTCCCCATGCTCTCGTAAGCCTCAAGGATACTCTCCCAGACCATCGGCGCGGTATCTTCAAAGAGCCTTCGCATCGGCTTCTCTTTGTAAGCCTTCTTTATGTCTTCGCCTTTGAAGTCCTTGCCTGTCTTCAGCGTCCATATTAGGCCCGCAAGCGGAGAGAGCTTTGACCGCACGAACCGCGTACCCTGCATATCGTTGTCGTAGGAAGTCATGGGCTTGTACTTGCCGTCGATCTTCCTTGAGTTCATTAGGAACTGCATCAGGTTTCGTGTCAGGCTGCCGTTACCCGCTGTCAGGTCTATTCGCATATCGCCGTAGCGTGCCTGTCCGAACTGCGAGGATAGATAATCGGTCTCTACCTGCAACCCGGATAGTTTAGCCATCGCAAGCAGAGAGGCTGTCCATGCCGCCTCTGCCACAAGCGTCTCTGCCGCAACTCGCCGCACAAACGGGTCATTGGAAAGAATCGCAAGCGGGCCTTGCACCTTCCCTGCCAGCCTTCGCGGAGAGAAGATAGCCACGTTCAGGTCAGTCGCCGCCTGCTCAAACGAGCCGAGAGAGCCACGGTCTGAGAAGGCGTTGATAACATGACCAATCTTCTTCTCAAGCTGCACCGTGTCTATGCCTAACTTCTCCATCTGAGCAAGGCGTATCTCGAACGCGCCGAGTCTAAGGTTGTTCAAGTATGTGCTATAAGCCCTTGAACTGCCGCGTATCCCCCATATCTTATCTACCGCACCGCCGACAAAGGTTTCTTCCCGCTGCGATGAGCCGACAGGCGCGTCAGGTTCGGTAAAGGCGATACCTGCGCGTTTTGCCCTCAAGTAAGCGGGGTTTGCCTTCAGCCGTTCGTGTTCGATGAGGTATTGCTTCTCGCTGACCAACGCCTTCATCTGCGGAACCCACGCCTTCAACCAGACAATCGGGTGTCTTGCGCCGAGCGCGAACCCCTGCCTGCCCGGTGCTGACACGTCCATACTTGCCTTTGCGGACTTGTAGCCGCCTGCAACCTCGAACAACACGCGCCTTGATACGTTCTCTACCGTCAGCGGCTTCGGCGCGGCAACAGACTCCTTGAGTTTGGTTCGCGCCTGTTCAAGCTCTGCCCTGAGACTGAGTGCTTCGGTATCATCCATGATGCTAGGCATACGCGGCTTCGGGCCTTGACCTCTGCCGAGCCGTTCGTTCGTCTCCTGGATTTCGTTGACCAACCGCTTCTTGATAGCCTCAAGGCGAGCCTCACCCGTCAGGTTGGTGTGTACCTCAGCGAACGTAGCCTCATCAATCCCCGGAATGTCTTCCTTCGCCTTTGCGTAGAGAGCCGCATAAGATCGAACCCCACGCTCGATATGCCAGCCGACTATATCGACAGCCGCCGCCATAAGCTCAGGGTCTATGCCGACATTCGCCCGTGGGTTTGCGTACCTGTCAGCCCATATCCTCTTTGCCGCCTCGTACTTCTCATCTGTGAACAGGGTATTTTTGACCGCAACACGCGGCTTTGGTGTGGCCTTCGTTCCGGGTCTGCTGGACTCCTTTGCCCTAAGCTCTCTTAACTGCTTGTCGAGTGCTTCTATCTCCTGAGCCAGCCCGTGATTCTTCGCCTCATACTCGCTGGACTTCTGCAAGGCGCGATCGTACTGCTCTTTGAGTGCCGTAAGTTCGGCCTTTTCTTCTGGTGTCAAATCGCGCACGGTTTTCCTGCCCGTATTCACGGATCTTCGCTTTTGAGCCAGCAAGCCCTCCATTGAGTAGTCTTCGCGCAGTATCACCTTACGGGCATACATACCCTGAGCGTTCTCTGTGCCTGAGTAACTGAGCGCGGCATCGTTGTCATCAAAGGCGCGTTCAGTTTTCTTTATTTGGGTGCTTATAGAGTCTGCCTTTGCCGAATCCCCTGCGTTCAGCGCATCGTCGGCCTGCCGCCTGAGTACAGTCAGTTCGTTGTTTAACTTCTGCCTGTTGTAAGCAAGCGCGGCCACTTCGTCACCTGTGAGCGGTCTTGGCTTGTCGATAATCTCGCTTGCCAGTGCGTTCGGGTTCACGGCGTTATCGTCCACCAGCCGCTTGCCGTTGTCCAGCAGTTCACCTACCGTCTGCGCTTCCTGTTTTGCAACAGGAGCAAGCCCACGGTCTGCACGGTTGGCGTTGATTCTCTCAATGCTTGCGCCGGTCTGTCCCTTCTCCATGACGGGTACAGTCTTAGTCTTCGGGGTAATCGGCTGACTCTCCCGGTCTATCTCAGCCCACATCTTGGAGATATGCGGCTTCACGGAGTCCCAGGTTTCCTCGAATGACTCACGCATGGCCGCAATCCAGGCTTCAGCGTCACCGGCGAACTGCCCGTAGTAATGCCGTCCAACCGTCTTCACATCGGCCATGAACTGCTTCTGTGTCGTGTCGTCTGCGTCCTTCAGCGAGAACGAGCCTCGCTCAGACTTCGCCACACCCCGAACAGTCTGCTTGATTCGGGAGAGTGCCTCTGCCACATCATCTGGAAGCTCACCCTTCGGTGCAGTCGGCTTAGGCGTCTTTGGCAACTTGGGCTTTACGACCTTCGGCGCAACAGGTTTCTCTACAACCGGGGTTTCCGGCTTTGGCGCAACCACAGGCTCAGGTTTCACGGCAGGCGCAAGGTCTGGATAGTCTGCCAGCACTTCGGGAGGCACAGGTTTGCCTTCGGCGAGTGCGCTTTCGACTTGCGTTCTGTGCGACAATTCTGTGTCAGCCTGTTCGCTCAATGACTGTAGTCGTGCATCAATCTCTGCATGTCGTTGCTTAAGTTCCATCGGAACCTTGTTGGCGCCACGGTAGTTCTTCTTCAGTGCGTCTTCGATGCCAGTCCCAGACCATTCATGTGCTGCCCCGATTGTGCTTCTTCTCGTCTCGACATCGGCAAAGTTTGTCTTCTGCCATTTCGGTGCAATATCAAGTATCTGTTTCTCTATTGCTTTCTTCTCGTTGTTCAACTCATATGTTTCATTGCGAATCGGGTGGCCGTCTGGAAGTCCCACGCCTTTCTGTTCGTAAGCAGCTTTACTCATCTCCCACGGCTCTTTAGCCACTTGCTCAGGCACAACCACAGTCTCAGGCTGAACAGTTCGGGATTTCCGAACAGTTGGCACGGGTTCGGGCGTAGGCACTGGCTCAACCTTCGGCGTAGCAACCTGCTCTAGCTTGACTATCTCAGCCTTGACCTCTGGCGCAACATGGCCTTGTGCGGTCAACGCTTCGTCCAGGCTCTTGAGCTGCTTGAGTTGCGCTTCGGGAGCTATGCTCTTTGCCCCGCCAGCGGCCTTCTGCCCCGCCTTGCCGAGCCCTCCTGCAACGCCTTCCATGAGTCCACGCATACCAGCACCAACCGCCAGCGATGTAATATCCCGCTTTCGCTGTTCGGCAGGCGTGAGGTTTTCTCCGCTGGTCAATACTCTGTCAAATGCCAGGTTGCCAAGTGCGGATTCACCTATCTTCGCCGCCTTGCCACCAACGCCAAGCGCCTTCGCCCCTGCGCCGATAGTAGAGTCAACGACTCCAAGCGGTTTGGCTAGTGCGAAGTATGTACCCTGCTGGCCTGCTATCCTGCCGACCTTGCCCTCAGTAGTGCCGAGTGCTCGTTTCAGAGTCTTCGGCTGCCGTCTTTCTTCTACTGTAGCCAACCTCTCTGCCGCTTCTTCCGCGCCTTTGAAGTTGCCCTTTGAGGTGATAGCCTTGACAAGCCCTCCGGTTGTCTCATATATTCCGTGAGCAGTAGCGACAACAGCGTTCTCCACCCTCTCGCCAACGCTGGGCTTCTTCCTGAGCTTGCTTATATATCCATCAGGCGCAACTGCGCTTATGGTAGAAGGCGGCCTTTTGGAAGGTGTCTGACTCCAATAAGACTTTGGCCTGGGCTTTGCCTTAGCCGGTTTTTCGGCCTTCTTGGAGGAATGGGAAGACACGGCCGCCGTTGGTGCTTCAGCCTGCATCTTCTTCAGATCCGCCTTGTCATACTTTTGCGGTCTGCCGTCCTTCTGTGAGCGCAGGCGGTTGACCTCTTTGTCATCGGCCTTGTCGGGGTCTGCTAGGTGGATATGGTTCACATAGATGTTCCTTTGGCCTTTGTACCGCACCCTTGGAACATATCCAAGCTCGGATAGCTTTGCCGCCGCCTTCTCCATGCTGCCGTACTTCGCCTTAGCCTCAGCCTCGGTTATGTCGTAGACCCCTGGCCCGTCATGGCTGCCGAAGTGGACGCTGCCCTTCGACTGAGCCGCCACTATCTTCATGCCGCCTATCTTGTCACCCTTGTTAGCGGGAGACGTGTCGATATAAGCCCACGCACCCTTGCCCTTTTTGCCTTGAGGTTTCGGTTGTGCGGTTGGTTTAGAGTCAGTTTCTATGTAATCCCATGCGCCCATACTCATTACCCCTTTTGGTGAACGTCGTCCCATATCTTCCTGAGTTCGGTTCCCTTGCCGTCTTTGCCCCGCCACTTTTTTGGAGAACCTGCAAGGAAGTGTTCCCATGTCTCGTTTTCACCATTGGCTATCGCTATGCGTATACCCCTGGCTATTATGTGCTGAGTCTCCGGCCTAAACTCCGTCTTCAACCACTTGCCGCTTGGCGTCTTGGTTGTTCCTGTGACTGAGCCTGAGCCTGAACCCATTATGTCTAGTGCTTTGTTCTGCGTGTTGGTCAAGACAAACTGCTCATCTTTGAGTGCCTGAATCATCTCATCGTCAAACGGTTCAAGCTTGCCGTCCACGTCATAGCCGCCGTATGCAAGAAGCTCCGATATCTCTGTCAGCCGCTTGGACGTCTGCCGTACCTGCGACATCATGGACGCGCTTGCCTGCGGTGTTATCTGCTTGCCCTTGCTCTCTGCCGTGGCCTCTTGTATCTTGAGGTGCGCTGCCCAAGCGTTAGCCCTAAACCTGCTTGTCTTCGCGTTCTCTCCCGCTGTATTCGCCATGCTGGTTTGATAACGAACGGTAGAGTCTGCAAGCATACGCTTGATTCCCTCGCCCGCCTTGTTAGCCCTCTCTGTCTCAGTGATCCGTCTAGCACCCTGGTTGATTGTTGCTACCTTCTGCCTCCCGGGTGAAAGCGCAAAGGCGTCTTCGGGACTCATGTTCATGTACTGGGCGTGGAGCGCAGGTTGACTGTCAGCCGGGTACAGGCTGTTCACCGCAGCGAACCGTTCAGCGTCTCCACTCTTTGGGTTCGCCAAGACTGCTATCATGGCCGCATAACTGCGCTCACCCTCTTTTTGGAGTGCTATCTGCGCTTGTCTCTGCTGCCTCATGTTTTCGGCTGTATACGCTATCTGGGCGCGTGCCGCCATCTGGTCGTCTGTCTCTCCTGGCTCTCTTGTTATGCCGAGCCTCGCAAAAGTCGCGCCCTTCCACTTGTCCACCGCATCGGGATATACCCCGCCGTATGTTGAGGCAGTCGAAAAGGCGTTCTGCGGATCTGAGTCTATGGCCTTCAGGAACGTATTCGCAACCGTCGCTTCCTTCGTCGGAGAATAGTCCGGCATGAGTATCGACGCTTCTAGTTCTTCGTCGCTCATCTTGCGCGGTTCAGTAACCGGCGCGTTCGGGTCTGCCGGCTTTCCTGGTTCGCCGTTCCTGCTTGCGTTATATGCCTCTTGTTTGGTCTGATGCTCTAGCTTCTTTGCCTCTCTTATCTCCAGGGGGATAAAGGATTCCTTAAGTTCGGTCTCCCAGTTCGGAATACGCCTCACAACGGAATACAACTGCATGGGTGTGATGTTCGGGTTCAGTCGGCGTTGTTCGGCTATGATGTTCTCAACGGTCGGCACGCCAAGGTTCTGCACATTCACATTCTGGATGCCTTCTTCGGCGTACAATTTCTTGTACTCGTTCTCCATAAGTGCGCGTTCAGTTTTAGGCGTGGTTAGCCATGTCTGCCCGTCCTGCAACTGCTTTTCAAGATAGCCTATCTTGTATCGCCGTTCCTCCCGCTGCTTCTGCTCGTCGTACTCCTGCTTCCTGGCGTATGCCTCAGCGACTCGCCCGAACTCTTCGTCAAGCCGCTGCTGCCTGTTTAGCCTTGTGTCTCTTGCCTGCCTGAACGCATTTGACATGCTCATAATTTTGGATCTCCTTACGATTTGACCCACTTGCCGTTCACAAACCTAAGCCCGTTTGACGCGGCGTATAGGTTGCGGTTTGCGGCTGACCCCTGCCTGCCCTGTATACCGCCGAGGTAGTCGCCGGACGCGCCCATGAGGTTCTCATACCAGCTTTGCTCACCCTGAGCCGCCGTACCTGCCGCGCCCATGCGGGTGTTGAAGTAGTCGCTTGCCCCGCCTGAGAGCATCTGCGTGCCTGTCCTGCCGAGGTTCATCACGTTGCCGAGGGTGTTCGTGTACCTGCTCGTCGCCGCGTCACGCCAACTCTGCTGGTTCAATCCTGCCTGCACGTTCTCCGCGGATACCGCCCGTTGCGCCCCCTGGTTTGCGGAGAGCGTCAGCCCACGGTTACGGCTGGTGTTGAACCTGTTCATCAGCCCTGTGTTCGCAAGCGTCCTCGCCCTGTTGCGCTCGATGCCCTCAAGGTTCTGCTCATGCGCCGCCGTCAGCAACCTGTTCGGCTGTGTCATCTCGCCGCCCTGCTGTTGAAGCAGAGCCGCAAACCTTGGCATGGCCGCCTCGCCCATCTCCTGATAAGGCTGTGCAAGCTGCTTCGTGTAGTTGAACTGCTCATTTGCAAGCCTGCCCTGCTGACGCGCCAGCTTCTTCGCCGCCTTAGCCTGCCCCCAACCGCCGATGAGTTGCGCCCCAAGTCCCAATGCTTCCATAATCATCTGTCTGCCTCCGTTAGTTTAGTCGTGCAATAATCTTTTTGATAACCTGCCACTGGTCTGCAGAATCCTCCAGCAGTCCTACAAGCGCGGTCTTCGCCTTCGCAAGCGACATTGTACCTGTCGCCAGCGCAGATGCCGCCTGAGTGAGCTTCGCCTGCCGTGCCTCTATCCTCGCTATCAAGTCCTCCGGCCTGGGTACCGCAATCCTTGTCATGCCTCCCCCTTCCACGCATCGTCATGCACAAGTTCATCAGTCGCCGGGTCATAGGCAAACGCCCCCGTCCTCTGCCAGAGTGCCTCCGTGAGTAGCATAGCCCCCGTGGGAGTCTGCACGGTCGCCGTGGTGGAGTCGTCTACCTCAAGGAAGGTCTGTGTCTCACCGTCCCACTTCGGGTTTCGTGTCTCCGCCACTACGTTGATTTGGTTGGTGAACCTGCTTATTGCCAAGTGCATGATTTATTTCTCCGTTTGCTGTTTACAACTATGTCCTTCGGTGGTACTATGGCTGTAGGAGGACGGTTATGAAAGACCGAAACTATTTGCCAATATTCGTTGTTGCTTTGGTAATCGGACTGCTCGGAATCTGTTATTTCTATTGGGCTTCCATGATGGAACGCTCACTTGCCCTCAGTGTCAACAACGTCTTTTTCGGCGGAGACTCTTGCCGGGTTGTCACTGATATGACCGATGTGGATGCGGTGCATTATCGCGCCAACGTCCACCCGATATTCATACTTATGACCTTGCCTCTTGGCCTCTCTCCTGCGCTTCTCGTTCCGCTTGCCGCTGTCCTTAGTCTGGTATTCTTCGCCCTCGCTATTCGCCGGTGGGGTGTTCCCGCTTGGCAAGTCCCTGTGTACGTCCTGCTTCTCGGTACGACCAGCACTTATATGTTCTGGGGTGCTGTCCCTGAGACTCATATATTCGGTGGTTTAGGCGTTGCCCTTGCCTGTTTCACAGCGGCCTATTTCCCACGCAAATGGTGGGCGATGATCCCTGCCGGGCTTATCTCAGGAGGGGTCAATCTCCCTACGCTTGGCCCGATGATGGCACTTGCCCTCCACAGCCTAAAGCGTTGTCGATGGTGCGCTGTCCTGCTGGTTGTTATCGTCGTTGGGCTCGTCTATCTGGCTCAGGTTCAGCAGAGCCTTTACCCATCAGCGACACTCTGGTTTGACAGGGCTTCATACAACGGCGAGAGCAGGTATCTTGCCTTTGGTAATCCAAAGGTGGATTGGACGCTTCGCCCGTTCAACATACTCGCTCACTTCTTCGCCTTCAATCTGATACTGCCGTCATTCGCTACAAGCCATGTCGATTGGACGCCTTTGCCCATGTTCACCGTGAAGTCAGCCCTGACTCTGCCGTTCGTGTTGTGGATGGTCGTGTGGGCTTCAGCGGTCTACTCGTTCATCAGATACAAACTGCATCGTGATTCCCTGACCGTCTGCCTCTTGTTAGGGCTTGCCACCCAGTTGGTTTTCTACCTTGCGTACAGCGTCCAGAGCTTCATCTATGTTGCAAACTGGACGGTCGTTATAATAGCCCTGCTCGGTCTGGTCTTGCGTCCTGCCTTAGAGCATCGCCCCCGCCTTCAGTTCGCTCAAATCGGAGCGTTGTCCATTCTCGCCGTGTTGCAGTTCGCTACCCATTGGCAACAGTTGTCGGGCATGATTAGGTTCTTCTGACTACGGCAGTTTAAAGAAGTCGCAAGCCTGAGTCGTACTCGTGCTGATTGGGCTTGATATCACGTTCGCATTACTGCTGTTGCCCTGTAAACTGATTATCACCAATGCAATCTCTCCATCCGCAAAAGCAGACCCCGCCCCCGGCGTTACCTTTGCCAGAAACGCCATGAACAGTACCTTGCTTATTGCGGCGACCAGAGCGTATGACGCACTTGTAGCTATAACGTCAGCCGTATAAAGCAATCCCCGAGTCCCCGGTGTAGCCGAGAGAGTGAAGGATACCCCAGGCTTATGCAAGGGTCTTGAAGTAGTCGTTACTATGTGAGACAGCACAGGGAAAGCCGTCAGTCCGGTAGCTCCGAGACTCACCGTTAACCCTGCGATTGCCCCCGAATCCCTGTTGACTCCAGTATCATCAAAGAGCGTTCCCATCGGCAACCTCGGAGTGATCGCCTCACCCATGAGTAGTTCATTGAACGTAGCCCCGTTGTCGGTCGCCCCAGTCCCTACGGTGCAAGTCCAAATCAACCCCTGATTGTAGACTACCTGGGCAACGTCACCAGCAACGCCAACCCCCTGATATGGCAGATGGTAATACTGTATCGTGTTCAGGTACATCGTCGTGCCAGAACCAGCCGAGGTCACACGGATGGTATGAACCCCTGCCGTCACCCCCGAGAGGGTGTAGGTCTGAGTGGTCAGCTGATTCCATGTTCCATGAGCAGAGCCTTCCAGGGTCACCGTGCAGGCGTTCTTTCCGCCAGTTGATGTAGCTCCACGGTCAATGACGATATCGTGTGTGCCGTCCGTCCGAATGATGAACTCTTTGTATGCGCTTGCCGTGGTGCTCGAAATGTAACCAGCGGCCAGCGTCCATGAGCCTGACGTTGCTGAAATAATGCCGTTGTTCCCGGTGGCCGCATTGTTGAAGGTGTAAGTGACCGATACCTCTGTTGCATCCCCGGTGCTGAGTGTGCCTGACAGCAGAGCCTCAAGGTTCTTCTCTAAGAGCCATTGTGGATTGCTTGCCTCTGTGTCAAAGCTCCCACCGCCAGCAGCCAGCACTTCGGCTATGGTCTGCCCACCGTCTTTGATGAGCTTGCCTGTCGTGCTGTCAAACACGGCAATGCGCCCGTCCACAGCACCGGCTGGGCCTACAACGTCACCTGCCCCTGCGGAAGCCGACTGCCAGCCTTTCACGCCTGAGCCGTCTGTGCCATAGACCTTGCTTGCGCCAGGCGTCGCAGAGTCGCCAGAGAGCTTCAGCCCCGATGCGTCTGCGTCTATGCTCATCTGCTTCTTCACTGCACCGGAGACAGCCTGACCTGTAAGCGTCAAGTCCAGCGTGTCGGTATCCGAGACCGTCACAGCGGCATGATGGTCGTTTGCGCCTATCCCCTTGAGACTGCCGTGATACAGAGAGCCGTCTGCCCCTATCGGGTTTGCGACAACCGTTGTCACTGGCTTGCTGACCGGAGCAGGAGCAGGAGCGGAGCCGACCACCTGAACCCACTTGCCCTTCGTGAACGTCTCAAGCGTTGCACCGTTCATGCGAACCGCTTGCAGTCCGTCACCGCTTGTCGGCAGATGTGAGCCTACGCCGTTCATCTCGTCAAGCTGTTTTAGCACCTGCCGAAGCTCCGGGTCTGCCGTCTGAAGCAGCGGAGAGGTTAAGTCAGGCTTTTTGGTTGTCTGATACTTCTTCATATGAACCTTTCCAGAATCTCTACA